TCTTCGCAATGTATGCAAGTTCGGTTGTTCATGGTGTCTCCATGTTATAGGTAAGTTTGGATGATGTTAAGGTGATTTGGGTCTATTTCCTTGATGGAATAGACATGATAGATGCGATAGTCTCCATCGACTTGATAGCCACCACACCATTTGTCATGCGTGACTGTCTCCATGAAGAAGTCTGATAGCACTGCTTTGTCTTCTGTTGGGTCTCCATCGAACGCAAAAAGTTGTCGGTCAAGATATTCATGTTCGCCATCTTGCGTCTTGGTTGTAAGAATGTAATGTTTCATGTTGTCTCCATGTTTTGTGGTTGTGTTTGTAGTGTAACAAGGTGTGAATGGTTTGTCAAATATTTTTATCAAGTTTTTCAATAAAATCTTTATGGACTTCGCCACTAACGCCTGTTGTAAGCCATTTGACGAAGTACAAGTTGTCGTACAATAGATCATCGCATAGTATAATCCCGATCCTGTCGGTGATGTTGGGAACACCAGTCATCATTCTCCCATGTAGCGAGAGTTTTACAAGGTCTCCAGTTTTCATCCTAACACCTCCCATTGCCACGTTGCCTGTTGGACAATAGACCCGATTGGAGTGTGGGATCGACTGTCAAGGATTACGATGCGAATGTCTTTGAACTTACTTACATCTGTTTCTATAATCATGCCTATCCATCCTGTCGATGCGCATTTTACTAAGTCTCCGATTTTCATGTTTGTCTCCTTTGGTAGCCGAGTTTTGCGAGAAAGTGTTTGTGAATGTCCTCATGTAAGTAATAGTGTCCATTGACACCTTGTCTTTTTATCTTGATCCAACCCTCAACATCGACATTGACTATCTCATAAGTGCGTAGTTGACCATCCATCTTTATGACCCATGTCTTGCCTATCATCGGGTTCATTCGGCCTCCATAAGTAACTCAAGTTGTGAACTCGCAAAAGCCCACGAGCCTTGTGGGAACGTCACATTGCATAGTCCACTATGGTTAGCCGTTACTATGCCTACCGAGCCTTTGGGTGGATTGTCATAGTCTTTAATGGTTCTGACTAGATCGCCTGCTTTTATTTTATTCATGTTGTCTCCATTGTGTCTTCTTAATGTAATCTGTTTTGATTGATCTGTCAAGTCATTTTGGAAACTTTTTTTTCAAGATGGTTTTGGAGTGGGAGTTTTTTTTGTTTATATAAAGGTATTGCGCGTGTGAATAGTTATGTAAAGTATTTTGCTTTTCTACTCTTTCTTTCGCATAGTTATGTAAAGTATTTGGCGACTTTGACTTGACAAGTGGACATTTTTTGGCTATACTGTAATAGTGACGGACATTTTTTTGTCCATCATTTTTTTTGTTTCATTGACTTGAGTTATGTAAAGTATTTCTGATGACCGATTGGATCTACAACATGACTTTGTCAGAGTTACAACCTACAACAACGGAGCAATCGGTCTTGATGAGCGATTTTTTATTTACATTCTCTTTCATAGTTATGTTAAGTTTTTTGATTCAAGTTGGAGACTGTCTCGAACTAATGGGCGAAGTACGCCTTTTGGTTTGGACAGTCTTTTTTTGTTTTCTTTCTTTCTATAGTTATGTAAAGTATTTTGGAACACCCACTAAATCGTAGGCAAACCGACTTTTTCGTAGGCAAACCGACTTTTTTATCAAAAATCTGAGTCCGAATCTTCCTCAGCGAATCCAAATAGTTTGTCCAAAGCTTCATAAAACTCAGCTCCCATAGAAACCACATCCATGTCTGGTCTAATATCTGGGTCAAAGTCCGGACACAACATAAAGTGCTGCTCAGGATCGAACACGACAAAGTGAAACTCGTCGGTTTCAATCGACTTACAATAAAAGAAACGATTGTGGCGAACGACTTGAGCTATCACATAGCCGTAGACATGACCGCGTTCGGTTATTCCGACGAGATCGCCACGTTTAAAAATAAACTTGGATTCCATACCGACCTCCAAGTGAAAAGTAGACATCCTCCCAATACTGGATTAGTCCAATGCAGAATGTAAACTGTAGTAAAACCTCTTTGTCATTAGTTTTGTAGTACTCATATTCAAGATCGAGGCAGTAGTCCCACAACTCAAGGATGATGCCTTCAACAGTCTCGTGCACAGGAGATTCCTCAGTAGTAGAGGAGGGGGGTAGGGGGGTAGTAGGGTCTTTTGGATCTTTCATTTATCATCCAAGACTATAATCTTGCCTCTTGCAATTAGTCTTTTGAGAGACTCTTCTGTCATTATGCAAACATCACCATCGGCATACTTTATCTCATAGCTCGTTGTCCAATTGAACAAAGGTTCCTCTGTCCAAGTTCCTGACTTAATCTCGTTTGTGATTATGCCAAGCTTATCGCTATCAAGAATCATTAGTCCGACTTTAATCCGAGGTTTCATCCATCAAAACTCCCAAAATGTATCTACGAGTGTAATTCAAAGTAGGTCCGACACGTACGATGTGAGGGATTAGAACTGGTAGTCCGGTTGGGGCATCGACAGACACTGCTGACAGTGCACCAACGACCTTTCCTTCTTTGTTAAACACAATTGAGCCAGAAGATCCAGGCCAAGCGAAATTGTTGATAAGTAAGAATTGACCGTCCATTCCAGAGACTCTTCCATGAAAATTAAGGAACAGTTGATTGTTTGGATTCCCACAGTAGAAAACCTCTTTGCCTATCTCGACATATTTAGAACTACGGTAGTCAATGGCCTCAGTGTACATGAGCTTTCTCTCTGGAACAATGATTGCGATATCTCTAAAGTAATCAATGTGTCTTACTTCTGCACCATAGGTAAATCCACTGCGCTCTGTGATGAAGATCTGGTCGACCTTGTCAACAACATGAGCTGCGGTCATTATGAAGTGCTGATCTCGGATTTTGAAGTAGTTTCCAGACCCTGTTGACACACCACCACCTTCTGATGAAAAAGAATTAATTACAACTGCTGAAGTGTAGGCGTGTTTCATTCCTCTCTCCGCAAAGAAATAAAGTTCCTTGTGATAAGAAGAGTTAAACTCTATGTGGTTCGGCTGATCTGATGGTAGCATCAGGGCCAGCAACATTGCTAATCGTCCCATAATCTCGACCTCCTATAAGTAACTAGGGTCTAAAATTATGTAACGGTTGTGTTACAGTCGAATTTTTGCACCAAGCCACATTTCAGAGGCTGCTTCGCGAATATGTTTTTCTAAAAGATGATGTGGGATCTCCCACTTCAACGGCATTCGCTCTAGTCCGTAGTGAGTCATCTCTGTCTTTGTTCCGTCACGAGCAGTGCTTTGCACATTTGTAACCTCTTGTTGTTTGATCCAGTTGACGGTCATTTCCTCTGTTGACAAGCCACTGTTTACAACTTGTAGCTGTGGATCATACATGGTCATGCGGACAGTTAGTTGGTTATCATCGACCGTTACGATAGTCTCAACAAAGAAGTGTTTGTTGTCAAATGCACACTTCATCGCATTTATGTTGTAGTTGCAGTCGTAGTAATACTTTATTGTCTTCTTGTTGTAGACTCGGACGTCTTCAAACTCCATAAGTACTGGTGAATAGGTTCCCCGTTCGTTGCGCACCTTGAACGATGTCGAATAAGCAGAGGATAAGGTGAAAGCGAACTCGCTGTCAATAACTTGCTCAATCTGTTGATTCTCTGTTCTATTCCAGACTCTAATGGGCGCAACGTAGAAGTCTAGGGTCTCCGCATGGGCAAGCCCGAGAAGGGCTATAAGGCTACTTACGATCATAATCATCCTCCAACCTCACAACATCGTCTAAGTGGTTTGTTGACACTTCAGTGAGAACGACGTTGGATCCACAAGTTGCAGAGAATCTGTGGATGGTGTTAGGTGTGATGTGATAGGTCTCACCTTCAGTGAGTTTGATGACGGAAACACCTCTTCTTCCATGACCTGAAATGGTGATTTCTAAAGTCCCGGAAACTACAAGGATAGTCTCTTCTTTCTCTTCGTGATATTGAAGGCTTAGTTTGTGACCTTCGTTTATGTAGAGAAGTTTGCCAACATAGTATTCGGTCTCTGCCCAAATGACTTCCTTGCCCCATGGCTTGATCACTTCCCTCTTTCTATTCAACATCTCTATCATTTTCGCTCCAACGGTATAATTTTAACGCATGCTCAAGTTCTCTTTCATATTCTTCCATCTCAATGATGTAGCCGTGTTCGGACATGAAGTGGTAGCCAAGATACCAAGCAAGCGATTCGGAGAACATAATGTCCTTCGTGTCTCTAAATAGTGGGTCCATTCTATAAATGGCATGCCCAGTTTCATGAGTAAGATGAATTATTTTGTTGAATGTCGAGATCTTTTCTGACAACTCTATAATACCAAACAATTCCAACTCCTCGACTTCATTGTCAGGAGTTGGAATCCAATAAGAGATATCGTCGTAAGAATCTTCAATGTTAACATTGAAATCAGTCTCAACCAAATAGATCATTTCTGATAGTACTATCTTAAGGTGTTCCTCGCTCATGGAACTGTTTAAGTTGCGTGTATCCACCGATAAGTTTATCATCCACACCTTCCTCCTTAATTATTATAATTGGTACAGTCTTATGATTATAAATAGTTTTATAATAATTCAATAGCTCCGGTGAGTGGTCGACTGAACAGTATTCAAACTGCTCGCCTTGCTCAATGAGTAGGTTCTTAGCACGAATACAGAAAGGGCACTCGGACCAGCAAATAATTTTAAAATACTTCATCAGCCTTTCAACACCTGTCTCTTGTTTAGCTTGCGTCTCAGCTCATCTGGTGAGCCAACTACGACTATTGACCTTGCGCCTGCACCTTCCATAATTGTAATCCTGCTAAAGGTCGCTTCAGGGTTAATTCCCAAACCAATAGCCTCGTTAATCATTGGGTTTGTTGGCTCTCTCCGAATTGTGGTTACTGCATCTGGTGACACATGAATCTCGTCTAAATGAACTCTCGACCCTTCAGGCTTGAACACTTCGATTAATTTTATTAACATTATTTCTCCTAAAATGTTTAATTTGTTTATTTTGAATTGCCCATTTCTGACCTTCGATCATCACAAAAGAATAGTCTCGATCATCAGTTGATTGCTCAACAAATAATCCAATATTGGGCGACTCTATCACTCTAAAGTTTAATGGACTATTAGGTGTCGGTGATAGAATCATCGAACCCTGCGGTATCCACAGTAGGTCTCCTGTCTGAAACATGCTCTTCTCCTTTTATGTGTGTCAAATAGCCAACACTTATCATTTCAAGATCAGATAGTCTCTGGTCCATTTTTGCTAAGGTCTTACGCATCTTATCTATTAAAAACAGTGCCCCTTGCAAGTCTTCATCTGCAAGATGGCTCTCTATCATTTCCGTTTGTCTTTCTACGCTTCGTGCCTTTTCTGAGACATATGTATAAAGTTGATCTACTTCTTCTGGGACTTCACTGATGTCTGCCCCATAACTAATTTTAACTCTCACTTTCCCTCCGAGTTTTATAATAATTCCATAATGGCTTTAGAGGCAAGTCCGACGAAACCTAGACCAACGGTCCAGATAACTCGAGACATGTTCTCCTGCCACTGTTCAAGGTCTCGAACACGAGCGTAGAGACCAGTCTCAGGATTGTAGATGGCTTCTTTGATCGATTTAACGTCATTGATCATCTCATCCTGCTTGCTATCCATGTGCTTAATGTTAACTGTAAGTTCCATTAATGCTTTTTGAATTTCATTCATTTCGTTCTCACTCATGTTCGTTCCCTCCGATATTTACGACATCATTGTAAATAGTTTCAAACTTTCACAATGGCATGTGATGTCGTAAGTAGTGTGCCTGCTGCTGATGCAGCATTTTGCAAAGCACACCTTGTAACTTTCTTTGGATCGATAACGCCTTGTTCAAAAGCATTTGTCAATTTTCTATTAAGAAAGTCATAGCAAAAGTTATCATCCGAATTAACTATCTTCTCGACAATTAAGTCTTCTGATTCTCCAGCATTTTTAGCCATCGTTCGCAAAGGCGCCTCACAGGCTCTCAGAACGATTTTAGCACCAAGGGCTTGCTCTTCGTTGTCGGTGTCCACAGAAAGGCTTCTAGCTAGTCTGAGGAGCGTTACACCACCGCCAACGATGATGCCTTCTTCCTGTGCTGACCTGACTGCTTCCAAGGCATCATCAATACGATGCTTCTTCTCAATCATCTCAACTTCAGTTGCAGCACCAACTCTAATGACAGCGACTCCAGAGGCAAGACGAGTAATTCTTTCTTGAAGCCTCTCACACTCTTGGAGATTCTCTGTTTGCTGGATCTCATTCTTGATTGCAGCAATTTGCGTATCAATCTCTTCCCAATCACCTTTACCTCCAACGATGGTTGTCCATCCTTTTGTTACATTAATTGACTTTGCTTGACCAAAGTTGTTTAGCTTTACTTCTCGCAAAGACAAGCCTTGTTCTCGAGAAACAAATGTTGCTCCAACTGATGCACAGAGGTCCTTGAGAATGTTGCGTCGCTCTTCTCCATATCGAGGAGCACGGACAGCAGCGATCTTCATCGTTCCTCGAACCGCGTTCGCAATAAGTGCAGCAAGTGCCTGACCTTCCACGTCAGATGCAACGATAAGTAAGGGTCTCGAATCTCTCGCAGCGATTTCCAACGTCGGCATAATCTGCTCGACGACTTCAATCTTCTCATCTGTAACAAGAATAAGTGGGTTATCATAATCTACTGTTCCGTTTCGTTGGTTGTTTATAAATTGGCTAGAAAGGTAGCCAGAATCAAATCTAAAGCCTTCTATGAGATCAAGAGTGGTTTGCATGCTACGAGCCTCTTCGACGATTACAGAGCCATCCTTGCCCGCTTTGTCAACTGCTGTTGAGACAAGGGTTCCGATTACCGAATCGTTGTTTGCTGAGATTGTTGCAATATGTTTGATATCGTCAACCGTCTCGATTGGTCTCGACAAAGTGTCAAGTTCATCAACGATTACATCAACCGCCTTGTTGATGCCTCTTTGCAGCTCGACAGGAGAAACTCCAGATGTCAAGTAGCGTTGTCCTTCGGTCAAGATTGCCCTTGCGAGAACTGTGGATGTGGTTGTGCCATCGCCGGCTGTCTCCACTGTTTGTTTTGCCGCTTGCTTGATGACTTGCGCTCCAAGGTTTTGGAACGGCCCGTCAAGTTCGATAAAGTCAGCAATGGTCACTCCGTCCTTTGTGAGAACGGGAGTTCCTTGCTCTTTGTGGAACAACGCCACGGTTCTTCCTCGGGGTCCGAGAGTTGCCGCGACATTATCCGCCAAAATGTTGACCCCCTCTACAATCTCTTGATTGAGAGAAGATCCTTGTTTGTAATGTTTTTGCATAAAGCCTCCAATGGTTATTTGTTATGTCTATATTATAACCGCTTTTGGAGGCTTTGTCAAGTTATTTTTTAAAGTTTTCTTCGATTAATTTCTTGAGCATGGATTCAGTGACAGTTGCCGCTTTATCTTTCGCCCAAGTCTTGGACCAATTCATTTTCTTATATTCGTCTTGAGCAAAAGATTCAATGAAACCTCCAAGGTTTGACTTGATCTCATCATAGCCAGAAATTAGAGAGTCTGCTGTTTTCATCTGATCTCGAACATTTGTAGATTGTGTGTAATTTACAGCTTCCACTTCAAGCTTTTTTGCATTTGAAAAAATTACTTTAGAAAGGTCAAGAGCTTCTGATGCTACATTCTCGTAAGATTTAGACAATAGAGAGTCCATTGTTCTTATTTGCTCTTGTTCGGCTAAGTCATCCACAACAGGGATTGTTCCAACTTTAAACAAGCCTCTGTTCAAAGCCATGGCTTTTCCTACTAAAAGATTTCCATCGTCATGTTGAAACACTTGAATTTTAGTTCTCTTTCCATTTTTATCGAGAAGATAGAAAACATCTTGATCATTTCTAGTAATTCTACTTACTCCGCAAATATAGACGGCTACGGATGATGTTTTTTGAGAGTCATCTTTTATTCCACAAAAATAAAAAATTGTGTTAGCATCTGCCGTGTCTGCCCAAACGCCCTTACCATCCAATGATCGTTTTCCTATTTTTTGCTTTACCCCATCTAGACTAGAGTATAGCTTTTGAGAAGTAAAGATTTTCTGACTATCTGAATCATAAAGAAAGACATCACTAGCGCCTGCATCGCCTCCTACAACTTTGCCGGAAAATAGCATTGCTGAAAACGCTTCAAAAAACTTACCAGCTTCCATTGCTGATATCTCAGCAATTACCATGGAAAAGTATTTCAAAATCATACCAGCGGAAATTATCATTCCCGGATCTTTCTTTGCAATTGACTGAAGAGATTCGATAGCCTCAGAGTCTCCATTTGCAGAATCTTTGATCAAATTTGAAAATGAAATTAACTTTTTTGTTATTTGATCGGCTGTTTTTGCATCTGATTTAAATTTATTAAAAACAGATAAGGTAGCCGATGGGATTTTTCCAAATGTTCTGGATGGTTCGAATGTGCTTTCTAGTGGCAAGTCTATGGAAGGAACGGTTACATCTGATTCATCAAAAGAGTTGAAGATTTTATTTAAATCAATAAGTTCATCAGCAGTGAGTGATTTATCTGCTGTCTTGTTTTTTAGCCATCTTTTAAATGCTGCTCTTACACTTTCAACTCTTTCATTGTCCCCAAGTGCTTGAGCTTCCTGTCTTGCAGCAATGAACATTAGAAGTGAGTGTTTTGGATTTTGTTTTAGGATTCTTTTGCCAAGAACTCGTTGGTCGACCATTAATTTGAATTTATGCCTCTTAGTACTGTTGCTTATGTCAGTTTTTGAAGGATTTGCAGGAAGAGCGGGAACATAAGTGTTATAATTTGATTTCTCATAAGCTTGTAGAATTTTGCTTTGAACTTCTGCTTGGTGTTTGGAGTAATAATAAATTTTTAATGCAGACTCAGCTCTCTTTACGTTCTCATCGGAGCTCCAGTCAGTTTCGTTAAAAACCGCCTCAAAATCCACTTTATCTAATTCATTGGCTTCTGGCTGTTGCGATGCGATTGATTTTATCGTTGCCATGGGAGTTGATGAGCGACCGCCATGAGGGATTCCTAATTCATCTTTCACAGCATTGTCATCTTTAGTTTCAATGTCGGTAACTGGTAAGCCCTTTTCATTTAAAACCTGCTCAACCAAACCTTTCAACATTGATTCTGTTATCTTTTTGCTCATTCTAAATCTCCTTTAACAATTCTTTCAAATCTAAACCAGCGCAATCGATCTTGCGGTTGGTCAAATGGTAGTGGCTCACAAAGCCCTCAAATTTGCCACTAGCGGCCTTTTTGCTCACAGTGGTGTTTGTAGACTTTGACCTGTCCAAAGGTGCCTTAAGAGGGATCCCTGTGGCTCTATTCACTGCTTTCGCAAGAGCCTGAAAGGCTTTTAGTTGTTCTGGGTAAAAACCCGTGAATGGCTTTAATCTTTTTCCATGGACTATTGCATCATCAATGATTGGTCTCTCGCCTAATCCTTGCTTAACATACCAATCTTGATGCTTTGGATAGTAAGCGTTGGAAATCTCAACTCCGATAGATTTATTGTTCCATGTTCTAGATCCTGCGTGATAGGCAACGTCGTTGATGTCCATTGTTTGATAAATGGTTCCATCATTGTCAATCAAGAAGTGAACAGATAGTCCACGATTTTGAAGAACCTTGAAGCACGACTTAGAAGAAAGACAGACATCCCAGTGACAAACGAAAAAACTTGGCTCTCTCTTCTCGAACACTCGGCGGAAACCTTTGCGCTGCTTGAACCCATCGGACTCAAACCAAAGATTGACTTTCGGCCACTCGATGTCGAAGTACTCCGAATTATAGACAATGAAAGAGTCACTGTTGTTCTTCGTGCTTGGCATGAATGTTTCTATCTTTTCTTGCCTATCTGTGTAGATTCTCCGGTAAGTGCCGGGGCCACAAAGTCCATCAGCGGTTAGGCCTTTGGACTTCTGATATTCAACAATAGCTTCGATGAGATCATCATTAAACCTATTGCACTTAAACCACGAAGGCTCCCAACCCAATTTCTGGGCTGAGGCTTCGTTATAGAAATACTTATCCATTTGCTACTCCAAAATTTCGTCAACAAGTCCTTTCTCGATTGCTTCTTCAGCAGTCAAATAGACGTTTACTTTACGATTAATTAGTGTTTGGATCTGTCTTTTCGTCATATTTGTTTCATGACTCATTGCTTGAATGTAAGAGTCTTGCAGTCCAACGGTCTGCTCGAGTTCATTCTGCAGATTGTGAATGTCTCCAACTTGTCCGCCGTTTACTGCATGGATCATAACACGACAGTGTTTTCCAATCTTGCGCTTGCCCTTGGTTCCCGATGCTAGCATCAAAGTTCCAGCGGACATGACCTTTCCAAGACCAATTGTCTCGATGTCGCAAAACTTCTTGCAGAAGTTGATAACATCATAGATTCCGAACATCTCATCTGCAGATCCGCCATATGTCGAAACATAAAGTTTGATTGGCTCTGCTCGTTCTGCGTCGGGGTCTTTTGTTTGAGATAAAACCAACAAAGCAGAGATCAAATCTGCTGCACGGTCTTCGTTGACTTCTCCAACAAACATAATTGAGCGTGCTTCGGGGCTTTGTGCTCCACCTGCTCCACCACCAAGGAGATCCATCAACGTAAGTTGTTGACCCTCTTCTTCTTCTACCACCTCTTCAGGAGCTTCTGATTCTTCTGACTCTTCTGATGAAGATTCTTCTTCAGAGATCTCTTCCTCTTCGACTTTCTTTTTAGACTTTCGTGTTTTTTTGCTTAGATTTCGCATGTTTTCTCCTAAATTGTTGTGTTACAAAGAGCTTTAATTGCTCAAAGTTTTTATATCTTATAATGTTAGTGTGCTCTGTTGGGATATGTTTCATGATCTCTGAGATCTTCCTATCTGCGAATGATTTAAACTCATTGCTGTGCAGTTTTCTCAAGTTGTCCGCTTCTGATCCTTGAATCTTGTTTGCCACTATTGTGTGTTCCAGTTGTTGCAAGCTGACTTCGTAAGCGCTCATCAACAACAAAGCATGTGTAAGCATTGCGTTTTCAAGGATTTCAGAAGAGCGAATTGTTGACGAAATAATTGTCACAAGATAAGTTAGAATCGAACCAATCGCTAAAGATAAAACAATATTCAACATAGCATTCCCTCCACTAAAAAAAAGAGAGGACAAAGCCTCTCTTTAATTATAACATCAAACCAAAGGTTTGTCAAGTATTTTGATTAAACTTTTATTTCAGTGCCATCAAAACCAATGATTGTGATCTCGGTGATTGTCTCATGTTGAGTGTCGCGATGATCCTTGAACCATTGAATAGCGATTTTTTCTCCCAACAACAAACCATTGTCTCCATCTGATCGATAGTGTACACCGGCGATGTTACGACCGATTGACATGTTGGAAGCCAACTTGTTTAACTCTCCATGGATAGTTAAGTCACCTGCATCTGCTTCAGCATAGGCAACCAAAGATCCTCCATTCAGCGAGTGAACAGGAGACAAGCCAGTTGTGGACCAAGCAGCATCTGCGAAGTAAAGTTTCAAGATTGTTGCGCAAGCACCAGCAATCGTAGCGTGACCAGCAGGATAAGATGGATGAGTTGGCGAGCCTTCTGCATATTGAATAGGCAACCAAGCTTTGTTGTCTCCACCTGCGGCAACATTCGCGGCCTTAACAGCATTCAAGGTTGAAGCACCAAGAGCGAATAAATCTGAATGGACTGTCCCAGAAGGAAGCGCACCTTCTGCCTCTTTGACGACTCGACCAGCCATGGCTTCAGGTCGAAGCTTTAAGTGCTTCTTCCATTTTTGAACCCATGCAGCTTTCAGAGCAGGGCGAGAAACTTCAGCAACTGCGGCAGCAATCTCAGCAGCACCACCACCGGTTACAAAAGGAACTTCTTTTGCAAGAGAAGGGAATGCAGCATGTCGAGCAGCACCATTTCCAAGAAGAATTGCAGCACCATACAAAAATGCTTGATAGACAAAGTCAATGTGCACAAACGATCCAAGTTGACGGCCATTATAGATGTATCTAGGAGCTGAACTAATTGTCTGTGCGACAGGGACGTTACCCTCTTGGATAGACAACCAGTTTGACTCTGTAATTCCATAGACTCCTGTTTTGGTCGGTCCAACCTGAACGATTGTCTGGTTTCCAAAAGGAACATCCAATAACATAAACTGACTTACATAAGGACCGACGAGTTCTCCAGCACCTTTACCTCGGAACAAAGTTTGGCGAGTTACAAATCCTCCATCTTTGGGTCCAGTAAAGTCATCACCAAAAGCGTTGAGGTTTGCAACTGCCCTGTCAGCGCCGGTGATAGAGGCTGATCCGTTTAATTCGTGAAACGGGATATCACGAAGAAGATTTTTTTCGTAAACCTCAACCATTTCAGCAGCAGCGACTCTAGAGTTCATTGCTGGTGCTTTATCAAAGCTTACACCTTCAGGGTCTGCTCCAGACAACTCGATTGAAAGAGCTGCTTGAGGGCTTACTTGTTTTCGAACGCCTGCTTGATCAAGGGCGTCAAAATAGCTTTGTTCTCCAGTTTCGAGTCCAAGAATCAAAGTTGTAATAGAAGAAAGTTCAGCGACACCAGTTACTAGGTCGTGAGTCATTCCTTTTGCATAAAGAGCCGCAGTGTTTAGGTTCACCAAATCGTCACTTTTGATCTGATCAGGGTCAACATCGCGGGATCTGAATGCTGCTTGCAAGCCTCTTGTATCTCGAATTACTTGCGGTATGTTTTTTATAAATTTTTTCATTTTATCTCCATAAAAAAATGGAGGGCCTTGCCCTCCATCGAATTGTTATTGATTGAATGTCAGAATTTTACTTACGACGACCCAATGCTTTGTTTAATTTTGCTTCATGCAACTTGGCAGTCTTAAGACGACGAGCGACACGTTGAGCAACTTCATTTACAATCTCGCTTTGAGAAGGTTCATAAGAAACTCCTCGCAAGGCTTCCATGATGTCAGACTCAAGATCTGCATCTTCCTCTTCTTCACCAGCCATAGGCTCCATGTCATCCATGGCTCCCATCTCTTCTTCTCCTTCTCCAGCATCACCGGGAAGGATTTGATTCAACAAGTCCAATGCACTTTCCAGACCTGCTTTCGCATCTTGGATTTCTGACTCTGGTACTTCTGCCATTGCATCGCCCATTTCATCGTCCATTGGTGCTTCAGCATCAAGATCAGCATCTGCTTCACCTTCAGGTGCGCCCATGTCGTCACCAGCAGGAGCCATATCGGCTTCTACTTCTTCTTCGTTCATGTACATTTCATTGATTGGAGCAACATTCGCCAATTTCTGGAATCGTCGAACAACTGCTTCGTTTAAAGTTTTTTTAGCCATAATTTGGTCTCCTTAAAATAAAAAACGTTTTTCCCTTTAAATAGGTGGGCAAACCATAAAAAGACATCCTGAAACCTAAATTTCGGGATGATCTTCTTCAATAATGTCAAAAATGTCTTCGATATCATCACCAGACAATCCAAGCTCGTGGAGCATTTCATCGGCAACTTCTCTATCTTTTTTTGCAGCCTTAACAGATTTCTTTGAATGTTTCTCGCTGTGTTCTTTGTAGAAGTCGATGAACTGATCCATAATTGGATTTTCAGATAGGACACCATCAGCACAAACACGAACAAACTCAGACATGCTCATGCGATGAAAGTCTAGTTTGACCTTTAGGTCCATGTGTTGCTTTTCATCCATATAGATGTAGATTCGTTTAACCGTGTTTTTCTTCTCAGACATTTTATTTTCCTGTGCTTCCATAGCCGCCAAAGCCACGCTCTGTTGGTGTTAGCTTATCAGCCTCAACAAAGTCAATTCTTGGGTAAGGCATAATAACTAGTTGACCGACTCGATCTCCAATTTCATATTCCTTTGCGTAAGGCGATAACGTGTATTTCAACATAATCTCGCCTCGATAACCTGAATCAATAACTCCCACGCAGTTCGTAAGAGTCTGTCCGGTCTTGTAAACCGACGACCTAGGGAACAACAAGGCAACATGCCAAGGTGGAAGCTCGATGGCAAGACCAGTCTTGTAGGTCAACGTGCCACCGTCAGCAACAACACCAACTGCAGTCAGGTCAAGCCCAGCATCGCCGGGCTTAGCATATTGTGGAATGATGGCATCAGGATGTAGTTTCTTAATCTTGACTTTCAACATCTTCCTCACCTGTGTTTTGATCTAAGTCGGACGCATCTTCACCTTTTTCTTGAAGAACTTTGACTAACGAGTCGAACTTTACGAACGACTGTTGTAAAGCGTTCATTGATGTTTGCATCTCTTCTTTGGTCATGTCCTCATAGTCTTCTCGCTCATATGACTCAAGATAGGCGTTGAAGCATTGACTGATTGCATATGCTGCAATCGCAAGATCACCATTTGTCAACAATGGTGTATCAGTATTTTGTTCATTTGTCACTTCCATTTTAGTCTCCTTGTGTTAGTGAAATTGATGGCGCACGTTGGATGTAATCAACTGCGCTTTGTATGTTTGTAAATTGTGTAGTGATCGGCTTGTCTCCACTCATAAGAATAATGATGTGGTGACCAGATCTCTTGATGGACGTAATGTTGTCTACATTGATTGCAATGTCCACATCTTCGTAACTTCTAAGTTGTATAAATCTCATTTTGACTCCAAGTATCTTATTGCCTCATCGGCTTCGGTTATCACTTTTGTAAGTTTGATAATCTCTTCTACAATGTCTGGATGTTGTCCAACACCGGAATAGCCCGTAAGGTAAACATCAAGGTTTGCTTCGGCACGAGCCTTCACCGCTTCGTAGTGAAGCAGTGCGGCTTGAATTAAAGAGTCTCCTGTCATTGTCCAACTCCCTTGCCTTTTAGTGCCTCGACCATGTCAATTAATTGAGACATGTCCGTGTCGTCTTTTGCAAGTCGGTAAGCCTTGACTGCAAGAGAGATCTCTCCTTTTGTAAGCCAACCGTTCTCGACATAGTTTGCCTTCAGGTCGCGCTTCTGGTCTTTGTAGGGCTCCATAGCATCCTCAAGAGACTTCATGCTCTCAAGATATTCCGCCATGTGCTCTTCTGTTGTCTTTGCATCATCCGCCTTCTGCACGATTGCGATCTGATCCATTGGTGTTGTGGCATTGATGCCTTGTACGAATTCAAAACTCATAATTCCTCCGTTGTTGTTTTGATTATAATGTATTATAACATGTTAAAGTTCATCTGTCAAGTATTTTTTGCAATATAGATAAACGATTTCTTCTTTGGACACGCAAGTTGCCCCTGTTGAATACTTGTAGATACTCTCATAGTCAAGCGATCTCAAGCGTTTTGTCAACTCTTCTTTGGTTAATTCATCGTTGTCGATGTTGATGAACCGATGTGTTCTTGTGCTCCTTGAATTAAAGTTCTTTGGATGCACTTTTCCAACACCACTTCCATGGGTGCAAATAGCGATGTCAACGCCTTTTGGAACATCGGCAGGGCGTTGACTAAAGGAGTCCTTTAAAAGGCCTACAATCTCCTTACGGAGCCCTTTATCGAGACCTTTCGCAATTATTTGAGACGCAATAGATTCAAAGGTCACCTCAGACGTTGTTGCAAACGAGAAGTCTGAACAAGATGTCCGCTTCTTAGGATCAACCCTTAATTCAGCGCGTCTTTCCCACACTTGAAAAACCGTCGAAACGACTTTGCCGTCACGTTCGAATCTGAAGGTTTCATCCAATAGATCTTCTTGGTGGATCAAGTGTAGGTGTGGATCGATCTGGCGTATCTGAGTTATCTTTGCCATTGAGGCAGGAAGGATGAAAGCGATGTAGTCTCCAGTCTTTGCGCAATGGTTCATGAATGCTTTCGCAAGTTTGCCCATACGTCCAAATGGTGGGTTTCCAACATAGAGAGTCTTTCCTTTGACCTCGCCAACATCATAAGTCAGCCAGTCGTCGATTTCTTGCACAGAGTCGTGCATTGGTTCAATGTCATAAGCCTCGTCGACTTGCAGTCCGATGTCTAGCCATGCACCATCGCCAGCACTTGGCTCTATGGTTCGTGTTATGGTTGGATACCATTCTTGCCATCGTAGCCACTCTCCTAGTCTTCTTGCTGTTTCATAGTTCGTGAAGAACTGTTCGTTGTTAATGTTTTTACGCTGCGTTGTCATTTATACTCTCCTCTAAGATTGCTGCTAATTGTGGACACCTTTTCATGAAATCTTCCTCTTCCATTTGAGCAAAGTCAATGTTGAATGAAAAAAGTTCTTTGATCAGTCCTCGCTTGCACAAGACAGGCAGGAATGCTTTGTCGATTTTGATCCCTCTTGTAAACGAAGTGCTTGCAGCATCCTCGCCATCTTTCTTTTTCTTCTTCTTTTCTCTGTTAATCAGGACGATCAATTGTCTCTCTAAACCACTAGACTTGGTCATATCTGATTTGTCTTTTAGGTTTGAACCATGAAACACCAGTTGACCAGCTTCTTCGGCTTCTTCTTCGGAAGCTTCGAATAGATCGGTAAACTTTGAAATCTTACCTTCGGCTAAATAGACATGACACTTCTGATGTTTTGGAGAAAAAGTCAGCAACAAAACTTGACCGAAGTCTGGGTGATTGCCAGTAACTACTCCATTGTAAACAGAGCCGTCTGCGTCATTGTGTAGGTAAATTTGATTAACACCATCGCTTGTGGAGGTCTTGAAACTCTCGGCATCCACCAAAGTCAAAAGACTACCATCAATTTTGAATAGGTAAACATCTGCAGATGACACAATGGTGTCGGATGTTTTCACCACCTTTTTGAATTCTTTGAAGTCAGAAGCTCCTACTAAACTAAAGTCAAATTCGAATCCTCGATTGATGGATCTCTCGATTGATTTGTTGGTCAAGCAGACAAAGCCTAAGCCTTGCTGATCAAGAACTTCGTTCGAGAACTGTTCGGCATTCATCTCGACCATAACACCACCTGCTTGCGCAGAGTCTGTGGCTACTTTTGGGATGATTGCGTTCTCCAGTGCTCTTTTGAATATACTCATGTTGTTCATAAATAAGGTTGATAATTTCATAAATCCTCCGTGATTGATTATGTTTATAATATAACATGCCCAAGACGATTTGTCAAGGGCATGAAGTCATTTTTTTTGAGATTTTTATTTGAGTGCTCGATAGATAGCAATCATGTTTTTTCTAGTTGGATGGGTTTCAACGGTCTTTTGTTTCGTCCAATTTGGAATTGACTTTGAAAAGTAATTTCCACTAGACATTTTAAACTCAGAGCCTGGTGTGACCTTTTCTACAATAGACACAATCTCTGGTTCAGTAAAGTAAATTGGATTTCCCTTCTCGAAACTTCTCGGCTGAAATCCGATCTTTTCAGAAATAGCCAAATAGGCTGAATGGTGGTTTTTAAACTTTTGTCTGTTGGCAGCAATGGTTGGCTTAGATGTCAAAGACTTAATTGATTTCCGGAAATCAATGCCTTTATCATCAACAAATGTTTTTAAAATATTGTCCCATGTGTAAATAAGGAGTGTTTTTTCTACAAATTTGCCATCTCCGGATTTAAACTGGGGCATAAATGCAACCTTCCTAACAACACAATTAATCCACGGGTTACTATAATCATAGATGTTTTCAATCTTGAGAGTTTCAAGTTGATTCAACCTATGTTGATTTAGAGACTCGAGATCTGCTGTGGATTTAGCGACATACATTATTGCATCAATCTGGCCTTGATTGGGCGGAACGAATTTTGTTTCCGCTACAAGACTTAGTCTCTTTCTTGTTGCGCCCTTTAAGACCTTAGTCATTGCATTGGTTGACGATGCTGCTATAAAAGCACCATTTGTCCAGCCGTTTAATTGCTCAGTAGAAACATTAAAGAAAGCCTGTGCTTTTTCGTAGATTTCATTTTTTGTTACCGAAGCAATGACATCTACTTTGAAATCATCTTGAAATGCTTTAGTCACAATCTCTTCTTTCGCACTAGTTTGAAATTGATATCCCAACTCTGTTAATTTATCATAAGCCTCTTGACGAATAGCTTTGTGTTCGGTTGAATCCTTGACCCTTGTTTCCCAGTTGTTATAATTTCTGGCTTTGCGGGCTTGTAAATTCATTATAGCATCTTCTTTTGAAGCAATCTTTTGTGCTCGATGTTTGTTGTTTTCAATTTCTTTGAAATCATGCATCATCTCTTCATTGTCAAATTCTACAACGATGCAGGGAATAAGACTTTGCTCTTCATCATTTTCTATAGAAATTTCATGAATAGCTTCTGTTCTATGGTGGCCTGTAACTTTACGGAATATTGGAACCATAGAATCCCAAATCACAATAACTGCTTCAGATAGACCTGATGCTTCGATTTGTTGTTTTATTTTTTGCTTATGTCCTTTGTCCAGATCTTTGGCTCTGACTTGACCTGATCGATCTTTGGAGATCTTATCATAGTCAATCATTGCACCGCAGATGACTCTAGCATCACTATTTTCCTCAAAGTAATCTAGATCGTTTGAATAGTTTTTTGAAATGTCGAAAACTGACTCTACGTTGGATAGGGCATTTAATTCTTGTTTTGTCATTATAACTCCTTGGTTTTTGACTTAATGTTCCTCGCCTCACTTCAGTGAGGTCTTACTGGGATGTTTATAATATAACATGCTATGGCATGCTTGTCAAGTATTTTTTAGTACTTTATTCCATCAATGATAATTTCTTCGGGTTCTCGACAATATTGATCCCAAATCCACTGCCTTATTGATTCTATTGGAGCGAAGGTGAAAAGCAGGGCTTGGCGCCCTGTCTCATACTCGCAAACTATATCTTCGATGTCTGGGCGATAAAATGAGATAAACGACATGTTATCACATCCTGGTGCCCAGAACACCGTTACATCAATTCTTTCTGGCATGCTCACCCCAATAGTTTCCAGTTTCTTGATAATCCACCTTTTGTGGAGAAGCCCCAAGTGGCGTTGAATGTCGGCCACTCCAAGACATAAAGTCTGTGAGGATAAATGAAGTCCGCCTCTGGGTTGACACCCCAGCAATTGATCTTTTGAGTCTTCATGCTTGAGTCAATAACCATGACTTGATAGTAGAACTTACCAGTCTTCGTCTTGCGTGTGGTGACTTCCGTTGGGATGCACCATGCTTTACCGAGTTCTCGATCATATTCCGACAATGGATTGATGCCTTGCAACTCAAAGAATCTATAAGCCTTTACTGGAACAACCATGTTGATTGGATAGATGCCCGTCAACGCTTGCAAGTGATTGATTGTCTCAGCCTTTGTGAAAGAGCCTTCGTCTTTATATTTCTCAATGTTCTCTCGAAGCTTTTTCTTGTTCTTCGGCTTGTCAACAACAACGGCAGACCAGAAGTGTTTGTCTCCAAAGAAACGTTCATCCATCAAGGATTCCATCGCTCCGGCTCGACACATTGCGTCTAACGACTTTTTATTGACTTTCCGTGCAACTACCCCTTTGTCAAACAAAAGGTCCTCTACGGACGAAAATGGGCGTTTAAAGATGACTTCATCAATTGCTGCTTCACCAAGACCTTTGATGGTTGTCAGAGGAGGAACAAGTCTTCCACCTCGCACTTCCCATGCTGTGCCTGACGTGTTAATGTCTAGAGCAGCAACCTTGTAGCCAAATGATCGAGCAATGTTGATAGCGGCTTCTTTGCGCTTGTCAGGTTCGTGGTCAAGGAATGAAGAGATCCATTCGTCTTGATAGTAAGTCTGCATCCATGCACATTGATAAGAGATGATGGAATAAGGAATAGCGTGGTTCTTTGAGAAGCCGTAGCCAGAGAAGTACTCCATCTTGCCCCAAAGCACCTTTGCATCAGCAAAAGACATTCCTTTCTTCTCGCAACCTTTAACGAAGCGTTCGTAAAGATCTTTCTTCTTCTTCATCTTTGTTCCAGACAAACCTTTCTTTGTCAACAACTTACGAAGCACATTTGCATCCGACATGGTAATCTTGTCACCAAGGGTGTTGACCAAGTTCATAATGTCTTCTTGAAACACGATAAGCCCATAGGTCTTACCGAGTACTTCTTCGATGATTGGATGGTCATAGTCAATCTCTTCGGTTCCATGCTTTGCTTTCACATACATCTTGTCAACATTCGCAGACAAAGGACCGGGACGATAGATAGCAGACACAGTGGCAATCTCTTCAATCGAGTTTACCTTTGCGTTTGTTCCAAGTCGTTGCATGCCAGAGTTCATGAACTGGAAGATGCCAGCATATTTGCCTTCGTGGAAGACTTCACGATAAACTCTCTCGTCTTTCATGTCGAGCTTTGATGGATGGAGATTGTCCATATACCATTGCTTGCATTGTTCGAATGTTGGCTCGCGAACTCCCTCTTTCTTTAAGATGCGCATAATCGCATCCTCGAAGGTCTTAAGAGTCTCGAGACCAAGAATATCAAACTTGATGAAACCAAGAGGTTCGAGGTGACGAACGTTCATTCCTTCGGCCCAAGGTGTCTGACGAGTTCCCTTTGAGGTAATAAGAGGCATCTTGCTTGGAAGATAGTCTCCGATGATAGCACCAGCAGCATGTCGACCGATAGATCGCGGTGAACCAACAAGTCCAAAGACCTGCTCTTTCACATGCGGATAATTTCTAAAGAACTGTTGTAGTGTCTCGGAAAAGTCACAGACCTCTTGAAAGGTTGGAGTATAAACACCAGCCTTGATGCCGTGCTTCTTCTTTGCTTTCGGCGTTGCTTCAACAAACATGGCCTTCGTTACCTTGTTCACTTCGGTAAAGTCGATGCCTTCACGCTTCGAGATGTCTTTGATTAGAGATGAGAGTTGAAGAGTGTTGTAGTTCGAGATGAACGCAACAGAGTCTTCACCCCACTCTTCAACCATCTTGTCTTTGATAAGAGAGTTGTCTCCGAAGTCAATGTCGATGTCTGGAAAGCCATCAGAGCCACGAGTAAGGAAACGTTCGAAAGGAAGATTCCATTCCATAGGATCAATCTGTGTAATCTTCAGGAGGAAAGCCAATAGAGAACCTGCTGCAGATCCGCGAGCAGGACCGACAAATGTGTAGTTCCAAGAGAAATCAGTGATTGCTTTTGTTGCAAGAAAATATTCAGAGAATTTTTGAGAAGCAATGACATCGAGTTCTTCCTCTAATCTTTTTCGATAGTGTCGTTTCTTAGTCTTGTCAGACCCTCGCAAGTAGAGACGTAAAGCTTCGTCAGCGAGTTCTTTGAGAGCTTCGTCAGCGCTTTTGTCGCTTGGAACCATAAAAGAAGGAAGCTGCACAGAAGTATCAGGAAGAAAATCTTCAATCTGCTCGAAAGCGATGGTGGCTGTGTTGGTGATTGACTCCATAACGAGATCATCGCTATAGACATGGTCACCATCATCAGAGTATCGTTTATATGATTCCCACATTTCGTGAGCGTTCTTTGGATAAAGTTCATAGCCGATCTCCTCTACTGATTCAGGGATGTTGTCATCCATCCACGCAGGCATTTTACCCAACCAACCTAAACGCTTGTAAACTTCTCTATCTTTCCATGATGTTGGAGTTGGATAGTGAGAGTCGCATGTCGAGATAAGTTTGATGTCGAGTTTCTGTGCTACTTTAATTAGACATTTGTTCAATAGATGTTGCTCTGGAATGTTGTTCCATTGCAATTCAGCATAGAATCTATCTCCAAAGGTGTCTCGGAACTTTGTGAGATTGGCCAGCATGTCGTCGACAATCGCATCCTCGCCCTCTTCTTGGTGTTTCCACATAGAACCAGCAGCAATGCCACCAAGACACGCTGTGGCTACAATAACGCCCTCTTGATGCTTCTTTAGAAGATCCCAGTCGATACGTGGTTTCCGATAGAAGTAGTCTCCAGTGTATGACTTGGAAACCATCTCGTAGATATTCTCGAGACCTTTCTGATTTTGTGCGAGAAGAATAATGTGACGCTTACGTCCAAGTGCTCTCTTGTCGTTGCGTTGCTCATCCTCGACAACCATGGCCGAGTCTGACTTGTCAATCTCTTTTGCCTTCTTCTTGTCTGCAGCCATCTCATTGCGAAGAGTTTGCCACTCTTCAAGAGAGTCGATGTAGTAAGCCTCAACGCCAAAGATTGGCTTGAAGTCTTTGCCTTCCGCTTTCATTTCTTTTGCGCGTAGTAATTGATAGGATAGACCATTCATGCTTCCATGATCGGTTAAGGCCAATGCTCGAGATCCATTCTCGTGTGCGAAATCCATGTGCTCCTGTGGGAAGCCAAAGCCGTCGAATAGGCTGAAGCACGAGTGACCGTGCAAGTTTACAAATTGTTCTTTTCTTAATTCCATATGTCCTCCAAGACTTGTGTGATGTTTATAATGTAACACGGCATGCTTTCTTTGTCAAGTAAAAAGCTAAACTTTTATTAAGTCTTCTTCGTCAACCCAATAGACCTGTGAAGCTATGAAGTCGTAAACACGACAGATGTAGTAGCTTTCTCGGCCTGATAATTTTCTTTCTTCTCTATCTGTTATGATGCAAAGACTATCATCTAACCACTTGCAAATGCATAGCTGTCCGATGGTCATTTGTCTCCCTTAGCGTGCTCTAGATAAAATTCCATCATTCGCTCTTTTGTATTCCATGGCAACCAAAGAACCTCGATCATGTCTTGCCTTGTCCCACTGTAGGACTTGAAAACATTTCTCTCGACTCTTGTTATGATGCCAATTCTTTTATTGGGGTTATAGCGAGACCTTACAATCCCGCTTGCTTTAAACCTAACCATATCTCCGACATCAAACATCGGAGACGTGAAGAGTTAACACCATGGTTTTTTGACAGAGTAGTGCCCATTCCATGGAACCAACAATGAGTGGTTCGACGTCAAAATGCTCCTTGAAATGATCTTCTCTAGTTCTTGCTTCGCACAATGATGGTGCTCGAGGAACATAGTAGTTGTCTTTAAAAATAATAAATTCGTAAGTCATTTGTCTCTCCTATTTCATGAATGCTTGAATTAACAACAATGCTGCACAAAGCAAGAATGAAATTCCATTCTTTGCGGTGAACATCTGCTCTCCTAGGAAGTACCAAGTGAGAGGTATAAAGATTAAATAGCCAATTCCAAAGGTCATGAACCTAATTGACCACAAAGCCTCGACTTCTTCATACATAAATTTTGTTCCAAAGGCAAAACACAGTGTAGTCAACGGAGCGGAACATGCTGCGATGAGCATTGCTTTCGTTGCGTTCTCTTCCACTATGATGCCTGAGTTGCTCTGGAACCAAGCAAGGGTCTGCCCTATAACGAACAGAAGTAAGCCGTAGTATAATTTCATTCTTCCTCCTTGAGTGGTGGGATTGATGAGTTGTAGAAGCTCTCCGTGAGATCCTCGGCTTGTTTCTGATAAACTCCAGCCATTTCCATGTCTCCCGCTCTTTGAGCCTCGAATGACTTTTGCAAGAGGTCTTTCACTTTTTGTTGTTGTTTCTCTTCTTTCGACTTAATGCCGAGTAATTTCTTTAACCAGTTCATTTGTTCTCCTTGGTCTGCTTGGGTTGGGTTGAAATGAGTAATGATTCTAGCCGTTTGTTGTTTTCTCTATTGATGGATTGTTGAATTAACTCGTCAACTTCTAGGTTTCCATTATATTTCATAGCCGAGATGACCTCTTTAACAAAGGCTTGAAACTTTGGATCATGACTAGACATTTCAAGCAAGTCATCACATGTGTTCTTAGCATAATCAGCAGCATCATCAACTTTCCACTCATCGCCTCTAAACGCGTCGGCACAATCCCATTCGTTTTCAATGTAACATTCTGAAAAGTACTTTTTGAATGTTTCAATAAAGTCTTTAGCATATGAAGTTCTAGGTATTAAGTCCATTATTCTTCCTCCTTATTTCGCAGCCATGCAAGATGAGCCAGACATTAGCTCACGCATCTTGAATAGACCGATTTCTTTATGCTTACACTCGAGCATGATGTCCATGCGGTGGCCGTAGGTGTCGATAGGCGTCCAATAAGAGTCGCTGTGTGCTTGTGGGCGGATCTTAGGGTTGTCATGCTCTACTGCTCGTGACTGGCTGTAGTGAACGACAGGGACGACGTCACCCCATGTCTTGAGTGCTAGTTCGACTGCTTCTTGTTGAGACAAGCCACCAGTGCACATAGTGTGATGATGATAGTCATGAACGATAGGGATGCCGATAACACTGAAGATACCGTCGTAGAGTTCTTTGGTTGAGTAGAGACTTTCCTTGTCGTCGTTCTCCACGGTCAAGCGTGTCTTGACCGCATTGGATAAGCGTGCGAAGTTCTTGCAGAAATCCGCCATGGCTTTAGGCTTGTCGTTGTAAGCCGCACCGACATGAATGTTGATCTTAGCCCAAGGAGAGCGAGGTTGACACAAAAGGTCCATCATCTTACCATTGACCTCGAGGTCTTTGATAGTGTTTTGCACAACCTGCTCATTTGGAGAACAAAGTTTGTTGAAGGGGCCGGGATGACATGTGAGACGAATGTCGTGCTCGTTAGCATACAAGCCGGCTTCATAGAGTGCTTCTTCGATAGCGTCGAAGTCTTTGAGGTCTTCGAGGTCATACTCGGAAGCCCATGGGAAAATTTCTGAAGACATGCGAAAGAAGTGAATGTCGTGTTTTGCGTTCCACTCAAGGATTGTCTTGAGGTCTGTGACATTTTGCAAGATGATCTCGGATACATAGTCGAGTCCCTTCTCTTGGAATGTCTTCTTACGCATTGTGCGATTGGTTGACACCTTCACCTTTAGTGATGAAAGTTCGGTGCAAATACAAGCGTAACCTAAATTATAGTTCTTAATCATTTGTCCTCCATGATTGTTATGTTAGTAATATAACGTATTGAGGATCACTTGTCAAGTATTTCTTCTAACTTTTTTAAAAACTCTTGTTGTTGTCTGTAGGATAGGTAATAGAAACAGCAAAAGGCGATGGTTGGAATTATTATCCCAAAGAACATCGCCTTCCAGAAGATTGCTTTAAATATTAAATCTGCTGCTGTCACTTCATGCTCTTTGAGCCGCGACATTTCCACTTCTTTCTAGAGAGAGCATTTGCACATGGCGGGTTCTTACATTTCTTAATCTTCGCAGAACGAGCACAATAGGCATCACCTTTCTTAGTTCCCGGTCGGATGCGATCACCACCACTTTTGGCCTTCCCTTTCTGTCCGTATGAGCGGCACTTACCGTTTACACGCTTTGCGAATCGCTTACCCTTTGATGGCTTGCATGCCTTTTTCTTTTTGTTCTTTTCCAACAATGGATCTAAATCACTTACCAGTTCGTTATGGCTAGGATCAAGTGGATACTCTTTTGTTCCTAGGTGGTCATACTGCGAGTCAGATAGATTATTTACAAATGCATCAGTATAATCACTTTTGAAGTCGTCAGGAATGTTAAGTTCCGACATTCTCTTCTCAATCATTTCTCTTGTTGGTAAACCAGAAAGATTCTCTGCGTCTTGTTTGCCTATCTCTCTAAATCTCATTTGTTCTTTAGACTCATTTAGAACAGCTTCGAGCTCTTCTTGGATGATGTTTCGTAATTGTTCGTTTGTGATGTTCATCATATCTCTCCATAAAATTGTTTGTCGCCGACCTTCACAGAGATCTTAGAGTCATAACCGCGCTCTCCCTCTCTCACTTCCCAAGCTTCGAGTTCTTCAAATGGTAAGGTGTTACCATTGTGCTTGTTTAGATTTGCATATATTTGCTTCTTCACTTCTTCGGATGGCTTTTCTCTAGTCACCTCTTCAAGAATCATTTTTTTTAGCATTGCTTCTGTTAGTTTCATTTCTTCTTTCCTTTCTTTGCTTTTTTGCCCCAAGACTTGCCTTTGCCTCTTTCCTTACATGCGCCCGGGGTAGGTCTACAGGCGGGGTATTTCTTACGCTTCTCTCCGTCTCCTCGACCACAAGATTTGTAGCCACCAGATCCATCGGGAGAGTTACAGTCAACCCACCCTTTCTTTTTGCCCTTAGCTCCTTTACGACCAAACCAGTCTCTCAAGGAAGACTCTTTGGAAGACTCGGTACCAGCTTTCTTTGCTTTGCCTTTCTTCTTTTTTGACTTAGATTTCTTCTTTTTCTTCTTCTTTTCATCGAGAACAGCGGCTAACTCTTCCTTGATGATTTGTTGCAATTCTTCGTGAGTAATGTTCATTTCAATTCTTTCCCGCAAGCCTTGCAAGTCTTCTTCTCGTCGATACCGGCTTTTTTCAGTTTTGTGTAGTATTCTGGATCTTCGAACACATGCTCCATTGCAATCTCGTGAGCTTTCTTTTCGCCGTGTTCTTTGGCTTCTTCTTTGGTGCCCATTTCAAGCTGCTTGTTGATCTTCTCTAGAGACACTCCGTGCTTATCTGCGATTTGTTGATGCATTTCTTCCATTGTTCCGTGCAATTCATCACTATGGCCGCCTTTCTCGAGCTCTTCGTTCGTCTTGTTGCCCCAGTTTGCAGCACCGACCTTGCGACACTTCACAAGAGCACCTGAAGCATAAGCGGAAGGCCAGACATCATATCGAGACTTTACTTTACTATAGCATGCGTCCTTCTTGGCAGCCTTTTTCTTTGCTTTTTTCTTCTTACTCTTCTTCTTTTTTGCGGCTTTGCGCTTTTTACCTTTCTTTTCATCTAGAACAGCAGCGAGCTCTTCTTTGATGATTTGGTGCAACTCTTCTGTGTCAACTTTCATAATAAAACCCTCGATTGCTATAAATAGTCTATGCAATCCGTTTTAGAAACATTTCTGCATGCAAACTTATGTGTCCATCGCACCATTTTATTTTAGATAGTCCATGTAGTGAATTTACTTTAATCACTATTCCAAGCCTATATCTTGGATCTGGTGAATCAATCGCATAACAAACAAGATCCCCAAACCTTAAACTCATTGATCTTGGACCCATCCATAGTGTGATCTAAGGTAAACTTCCATTACGTTTTCTCGACAATCCTTGCTGTCTCCACATTGAGCCAAGAACCAAGCAAATGTTTTCTTTTTGGTTTCGATGGTGTCAGAGGCTTTATCTATGTCGTCTATCAGCAACCTATTGGCCTCTTCGACTCTGTCGAGCTCAACATTGTGTTTGTCTGCTATGTCGAAGAAGTCTGCCCAGCGTTCTTCATTCAGTGCTGCAGTCATTTTCTTGAAGTCTTCTTCGTATTCTTCTTTCCTCGGATCATCTTTGTTTTGACTATCTGGGTGTAGGATTTTGAGGAGCTTTCTATGGGCTTTTTTGAAGTGCTTCAGTTCTAGCGGTTCAGTAGATGAGTCTTGAAGTTCGCCGTCGTCCTCTCCAAAGTCTATTGGAGGTGGATTTCCACCCTCTAGTTCGTCGCGAGAGATTCCTTTGTCCTCGATGTATTCTTCAAGTGCCTCTTCAAGTAACTCATTGGCTTCCATCAAGTAATCTTTGAGATACTCTTCTTCAAACTTCAAAGACTTGAATTGGTTCAGCAATTGTTTAAACCTAAGATGTTCTCTCATTCATCGTCACCTCCGACTCTATTGTAACTAGTACCCAAAAGCACCGAATGCTCGGGCTTTTTTATTTGTAGCATCTCGGATCTTCCGATAAATGTGCAGTATTCGCTCCAACTTCTTACGCTGAAGAAATCTTCGATTTCAATTTGATTTGAATCTTCGTAATTCAATGGCTTGAACACGTCTTCTGGTTTAAACCATCTTGCTGACCATCTCTCTTCGATTGGCAGCTTTAGTCCGTCTTCGTGAGTGGTACCTGGAGGTCTCAGGCCTGTTCCTTTCCTGATCACCCTTCGGAACTCAAGCCAATCTTCTTTATCGAATGTGAAAGAGCAGAGATTTCCCTCCTTGACGCCGTTGCCTCTGAAAGTCAAGTAACAATTTTTATCTCCACTGAGAAGCCTGCGGTGTTCTCGGAGTTGCCATGGAGGAAAATAGCTATGTGGGAATCGAACATAGTAGCGAGAGGGCGTTGTCCAATTTGAAAGGCTGCTCATCATCTTAAAGGCTGTCAATGCGCCATGAACAACGGAGAATGCTTGAGAGTCTCTCTTGTTTCGGTGCTTCATTGGAACAGCCGTGTAAAAGATCGGGATTCTCTTTTTGTTCTGGTGCGGGTTTGGGTTGAACGGTCTGTGGTGCCAAACAGGATCTCCTGCATAGTCTCCAAGTCTCTTTCTGACTATAGGAGCGAAATCATCATTCACAACAATCCATATCGACTTACAACCTGCCCATGCACATTCTACCACTGCAGCCTCGATGAGATTGAAGTTTGGTGCAATCGGCATCATACAATCTGGCCATGGCTGATCAAAGTCTCTACTTTGCTGTCCTGCTACTGGAATTACACCGACGAGGTTCTTTGTTTGAACCTTAGTGTTTCGAAGGTTTTCCATGGTTTCTCCTTTGCTTGTTTCATCTCGAAGACTTCTCTAAATGTCTTCAGTTGTTTAAATCGTGGGACGACCTTCCTTTCATGAAAGTCCATCTTTATTTGTTTATAATATTCTTTGCCGTTCTTGACCATTCCCAATTGTCCTTTTAAACCGGCCTTGTGCATCATCCTAAGTGCTTTGATGCGAACCATGCCGTTACCATAGTCAGGGTTTAAAAGCTGCTCTTCATCCATTATAGAGACTACAGTGAGGTCTTTTGTGCGAGGACGGACACCTCGTCTTCTCGAGGAATAAAAATTAATTTTTCTACACATTCGATCTCGAGACGCTAGAGTGTCAACGTCATGCGCAGTGCCTCTTCTCCAGTAAAACTCATCATAGACATCTGACACTTTATCTTGCTTGCCATCGAATAGAGTAGGCTCAGCATTGTAAATGATTTTTCTGTTGTTTTTTGTGATCAGATTAATGTTTTCATCTATCCTTAGGGTCTGAACGTTCGACGGATGCAACAAGAGTCCCGTAAAGCCCATAATGAATGATAGATTTGTTATCATCTTGACTGGATCGTTCGTGTTGAACTCGGAGAAGTCGAGATCTTCAAATTGAGGATCACATCGGTGATAAGTGAGGTCATGAGTTAAGATACAGGGAGTTTGCGTTCTCCAAGAAAACAAAAGGCAGGATGGTGTCCTGCCTATGATTATCTTACTGTGCTTTATCACTTGTCACCATAAAATCGAGAGAAAAAGTCTGCCATGTCTGAGGCTCTTTTCTCACCTCTCTCGTGAGAGGCTGTCTGTTCTGGCGTAGGTTCTTCTGGTTCCACTGGCTCGGTCTCAGATGGCAATCCTTCTAGATCGCCATAATTTGCTTTTGCGGAGGTAAATGCTTGCTTTGCTTTCTCAAACCCGTCACCAAACATGAACCAATCGGTTGGGCGACCATGAAAGCCGACAAGAGTTGGAGCGATGTTGTGCTCAGCCATCGATTGACCAGCATATTCCAAGATTCTCTCCATGTTGGCTAAGAAAAATTCTACTTGATCTTTCGGAGCATTTTCGATGTAACTTTTGACTTTAATATCATAAAGTTTGTCGACATCTTCATCATCAAGCATTTTATCCACATAATGACTGAATCCACCGAAGATTTTTCTGTAAGCAGTTTGAGCCTGTTTTTCGGTCTTTGCTTTCTTAAGCAGGTCGGCTTGCAAAGAAGGATATCTAGATTCTATCCACTCTTTCCATTCTGTGTCACCTGGCATGCCTTGAATCACTCCCAAGTAGTCATCGAATGTTCCGAACCATTTATTGTCAAAATCTGCTCCGAGTTGTTCATCGATAAAGGGTTGGTTCACCTCTTTTATCACAAATTGTTTCCATTCATTTAATATTTGTTTCATCATTTTTTTCTAGCTCCTCTAATCCTTTTAAAACTTCTTCTGGGACATTTTTATAAGTTCTCCCATCGAACATTACGTCGTAAGCGTAAAACTTCAGCTTGCCGCCCTGTGGAGAATAGTGAGCATACATTAAAACAGCCGTTGTTGTGACAATTCCCACGTTTGAATTGGACTCCAATGCATAGTAAATTGGAGTCTCGGACTTTATCATCACTAAATCGCCCGGTTCAAACTTCACCTCTTATCTCCCTATAGGCACCTATCGAATAAGGCCAAATGTCTTCAGCGATGTCCAAACAAGCTTCTGCCATCTTTTGAATTTCCCATTGAGCACCTTCATGCGTTCTCAGGCCTATAAACTTAAGTAGGTTCGAAAGATTAACAGTTCCATAGTACTTTGCGTAAAGATTTTGAGGAAGAACTCCTCTGGCTTGCTCTCGACAGACTCCAGCATCAATCAACTTGTCAAACAAGTCCAAAGAATAATCGTGCCATTTTGCAACGGCATCACTGGACTTTGAGTAAGTATCCAAGAACATAGGTGCGATTGTTGGATCCTTTTGGTCATTTACGTTTGATGCCTGTCTATTGCTCTCGTGTTGAGTTCTAAATGTACTTGGTTCATAAAATCTCAAGTCGACTTCAGTGTATCGACGAGAGATCTCGTTATAAGCCCATGTTCTGTGTCTCATGTGTTGAGATCTTACAAACATTGGAACCTCGAACAAGAATGTGATCGAGTTGTGTTCAAATGGTGATGTGTGTTTGTGTTCGATCAAATACTTGATCAAGCCTTTATCTCTCTTTGTCAAGGGCTTTGTGTTATCTTGACCAAAAGAAACGCGAGCAGCATTGGCGATCATTTTGTCATCGCCAACATGCTGCACATAAGACACCTTACCAATTCCGTCACCATAAAGGTCGATTGATTTCACTTTCTACCTCGAACAAATTTAATTTTTTTACCTGAGGATTTCGCTTTGTAATTATGTTTCATCGACTCCATCATTGAATTTGGAGCAGGAACAACCTCTTCTTTAAATTGGAATGGCTTTCCTGATCCGCCACCACGGACTCTAGACCAAAACTCAGAATCTTCAGATACTTCTTCAATAGAAGTCCAAGGACCTCCCCAATTTTGCATTTGGCCTTGTGCGTCAAATGCCTGAATTGCTCTAACTTGATTTCCAGATCTGGATTGTAACAATTCTCCATAAATAAAAGCTTCTTGGTCATATTGTTGAGACATTTGCTTTCCGAACTCGAACAAAGATGCTCCTTCGTCTCTTGGGACATCTGGGCGTTCATCAGAATAAATAATGAGTGAATTTTCAATTACTTCTCTCTTTTCTCCAGTTTGCTCGTCTGTTTCTTCCCATTTTCCCTGAAGCTCAGAGAAGGGATATCCAGCAGATTGAGCTGATCTCTTAAGTTCCTGATATCTCTGTCTGTTTTCTGCGGGAGTTTTCTCTCCACGGTCAGCTGACATAACTACAAATTCATCTGCTTGACGATCTTCCCTGCCACCATAGCCAGGAGCGTTAATTCTGTCAGCTAAAGATTTGCCAGTGGCTTCCTCGATTGCTTCGGCAATCATATTTTTAAGTGTTTTCGTGGTTAGTTTCATTTGTCAATTCTCCCATAGACGTAATTTTCTTTAACGACGTAAATAGTCTCAAGATCCGCTTTTATCTCTTGAACTGTCGTTCTATCAACTACGATAGTGTCTCCGAGCTTTAGCGCAATCGAGCAATCATCAGACATTCCAATGATGTCGGCAATCACATAAGGTGATTTTGGTGGTTGATAGTCGTTCGGCATCACAAAGATGGGATTTTCGGTTGTTTGTTCATCTTCTCGAGGAAGAATGAGAAGATGTTTGTTGAATGGTTTTAAATGCATATAGCCTCCTAATAAAAAAACGTGTTACACATACAGTATAACACGTCTTCAATAGGTTGTCAAGTAGAAATTTTAATTTTCTTCGTGATTCTTCTTGTGTTCTTGAACTACACCACGGATTTCTCGAAGTTGCTTGGAGGCTTCCATAAGAGCTTTTCTAGCGCGAGGTGCGGCAGATTTATAGCCATAAGATCCAGCTTCCACTTTATCGAGATCTTCTTTGATCTCAGTTAAATTACGAATAATATTTTCTAATTCTTCTCTCATAAGTTTCTCCTGTTAAAAAATTTCACAGACTACTGTGCGTCTGGTTCTGTAAATAGTGTTTCAGGGTGTTTTTCGGCAACTTTGCGGCACATAGAGATGAAGTATACTTGAGAATAAGTCCTTTTCATGAAGTTTACATGTTTGTGGACCCACTGAACATTGTCTAAGACATAACCTCTTGAGCTATCAATTCTGTCTATGCTGGCATCGTTATATCTGTTAGTACCTATCGTCAGAGGCAGACCAGTCAGCGCACAACACTTACCTTGTTCAAGAAACAAGTTCCATGCTTCTTCTTTTGTTATTTCGACTGGAACTTTTGTTCTTGCTCCTTGAGTGCGCTCTCTAAGGACATGATCGTACCACCAGCCTCCTGATATGTCTCCCACGCCATTCCATTGATGATGATCTTTACCTGATTTGTGCATTTGGCACCCGCAAGATTTGACAGGTGACTTTTTCCTAGTCAAGTGATCTGTTGAGAAAACTTTTTTGTTTCCACATAAACACTCACAAAGCCATGTTCTAGAACCTTGTCTGTTTGATGATGCTCTTTCCAAAACAGTCAAATTGTGAAATGTTTGACCGATTAAATCTTTAGCCATAAGAAAACCCTCCATAATGCTTCATGAGTAAATAGTAATAACTCACAAAACATTACGGAAGGTTGCTTATTTATTTGCGAACTTCTAGAAGATCTCGCAAGAGCCTCCTCCACCGCAGGCAATTTCACCTGATAAATCGGTTTCGTCATCTGCTTCTATAACTAGGTTCAAGTCGACATTTTTGACCAAAGCGAGCATCTTTTCATACTCTTCAACTGAGCAATCTTCATAGGGTGCCTGGACGTAGCTTCCGCCATCATAGGGCAAAACAGACAATCCATTGTAGACACCTCGGTTATTCCACATCCACTCTCCAACAGTTTCCCATTCATCATCCTTGATGGATACAGTCGCTGAAACATTGTGAGTATTGCTTCCTTTCTTGTGACCAGGTTTGATCCATTCTGTTGAAACCTTCTTTACTCTCTCGAGCAAGTCAAGTGCTGTTTCGTGGCGCGTTATTGCCCCTTCAGGAGCCTTTTGAGGCACAGATAGGATAGCAGTGTCGTGTGGACGGAAACGGTCGTCTTCGATCAATTCAGGCAGGTTCTGAAGCAAATAAGAATAGATGGCTTCATTCTTTCCAACACGTAAGCGACGAATATAGTAATCATTGTGCCAAGCATGAATGCCACTTGACGTGCCAAGAGTAAGAGAAGTTGTCCCTGCTGGCTTTACACATGTTTGGCGAGCTGCCTGCTGTATGCCGATTTGCATAGCAACTTGACGGTTCATTTTTGAAACTTCCAACGATGCCTCGGCCATGTTCAAAGAAAGAACTCCACCAGATGCAATTCCAGTCATTGAGACGCCAATGAGGGCATCTTTCTCTGTTGTGCGTTGCCACACAGGGCGAAGGTAGTGAAAGTCCGTGTAGGACGCCTGAAGAGTTCCAATGAACGATGCTGCACGGGAGCGAGCATTTAATTCACTTTGACTATTCACATCGGACACATTGATCTCGACCAAGTTGCAGAATTGATTTGGTCTTAAGCCAATCTCGCAACATGGGTTGCAACCCCAATCTTTATCGTTAGAGAAGTAGAATCCAGGCTCACCTGAGCGAGACTCTTCGACTCGTTTCCACAAATTCATGAAGGTTGGCTTATCAATCTTGTGTCGCATGACAACTACAGAATTGTTTGCTCTTCCTCGCTGTGGGTTGAGTTCCCACCAAGGTCCTGCCTTTGCGCTAAGCATGTCTTCGTCATCAGCACTGAATAGAGCAATGAGAGCGGCGCGACGAATACCGCCTGCCAAAACCGCATCCGCAATGTGGCAGATGATATCATGAACCTCAATGGGCGAAAGTTTGTCTCCGTTTTCTTTTGCATCTAAAATTCCTTCTACTTTTACTAAACATTCCCGTAGTGGTCTCGGGCCTGGTGCTTTACCACCGGATGTAACTAGTCTCGCACCTTTTGGACGAATGTCCGAGAAGTCGAAACGCAACTTTGATGTTCCTTTAAAGTAAGACATCATCAAGGCTTTTACTGAGTCTGCCCATCCTTCGATTGAGTCTCCAATAAGAAAGCGTCGCGTTCTCTTTGTTGACGGTCTACGAATCTCTGGTAGACTATCAACATGGTGCTTCTGCACAGAATAGCCAACGCCGGTTCCGCCCAAGAGCAAGAACATGATCTCGCCGAACACTCGTGCGTCGTCTGCTGGAGCATAAGCGCAATTAAAGATACGATTTGGAGAAACCTCGATAGGCTTTCCTCCGAACTGCATGCTTCTCATAGATGGTAGGACTTGCTTGTTGTAAACAAACTTGTAGTTCTCGCGAATCTTCTGTTCGAGACTTGGGAACTTTTTAATGTGCATGTTCATGTTTCGAGTTACCAACTCGTCCCAGTTTTCTCGGCGCTTTTCTTCGTCAAGGTAACGTGCATACTTCATGTGGACTGTAATGTCCGACAGAATCTTCTTCTCTAAATCCATTATGTACTCCTATTGTGTTTTTAATTTTGAATATTTATCTTTTAGCATAGCGAGAGCGTCTCCCGTTGTTTGCATGCCTTCTGCTGACTCGTCTCTGTCCAAGATCTTGATGGTTACATCAGACCAATCGACGAAAGCATCAAATACAAGTCCGTCGGGACCATTTCGATTCTTAGCGACGAACAAGCGACCTTTATTGGCCTGCTTATCTTGAACTGTTCGAGACAACGAGAAGATAAAGTCTGCAACAAAGCATTTGTTAAATGCTTCCGAGATTGCTTCCATTGTAATGACTTCTGCATTAAGACCTCCACGGTTAGTTTGCGATGCGGTCCAACAAGGAATCTCGTAAGATTGAGCAAGACCGCGAAGACCTTCATATGTCTCTTCTAGTTCATGTCGCTTCTCGCCAGTAGCTCGAGGCGGACGTAATAAGTCAGCATAGTCAACCAAGATCATGTCGGGCTCGATCCCTCTCTTCCGTAACTTCTCAATGTGATTTTTGAGAGTTGAAACAGAAGCCGATTTGGTTGGGTACTCTTTGATAATTAGAGTGCCTTCGAGGTCTTTGACCTTGCTTACAATTTCTTTTTGTCTTTCTCTGTGTTCCTGAAGTGGGACGTCGCTTATGCAGCAATCGAATCGTTGACCAACTACGGTGTCTTTGAGTTCCAAGGTGTAGTAAACAACTGTCTTGCCTTGCAGCAATGCTTGTGTGGCCAAGTGAACGAGAACCATTGACTTTCCAGCACCAGTTGGAGCGACAACAACTCCCAACTCGGACTTTCCAAGACCACCCTTGACAATCTCATCCATTCGAGACCAACCTGTTGAAATGGGATCACGAGAAATCAATTCAAATCGCTTGAGCAAGTCTTTCCGAAAATCGTGACCAAAGTTATTATCGGTTCCAAGGACCAACGCGTCCTTAATGAGCTTCTCAATCTGTTCGAATGAAGAGCTTTTGAGTAGGGATGCGGATTTGATCATTGCGCCTTTGAGAACTTGCTTACGACAGAAGTCGATAGCCTTATCTTTGATGAAGTCACACTCTTCTATGCCATCAGAAGTATGGATTCGAGCATAGAACTCACGAACGTCTTTCTGTGTCGCTTTATCGTGATGGTTCAACTCTGTTCTCAACAAAGTCATCATGACTTCATTGTTTGGGTGAGTGTTATATTTATCTCTGTAGTTGATTAAAGTCTGTGCGAAGATCTGAAGATATTTCTTTTCAAAGAATGTGATATCGAGCACTTCTGTAATTTGATCGAAGAATGGTCGATCCTCCAACATAAGTTGGCATAAACTTTCTTGAAAGTTCTTTCCGAAACGCGTAAAAGTTTCGTTCTTATTAAATTCGTTCATTTGTCCTCCCAGACTTTATTGGTTACATAAATATAACCTATTCTAATTCAGTTGTCAAGTATTTTTAGTTATTTATTCTTCGAAAGACAACCTGCAAGTCATTGAAGTTGAGGTGGCCGGCGTTATCAGCAAATAACATTTGTGTGAACTTTATTTTATCAAAGTGTGGCTCAAAGTCAATTATTGCTCTTTTTATGATCTCGCGGTTCATTGGTCTGATGTTTGGGAACTGCAATTGCATGATTGCATAATTATCCTTGATCAGCTTCTCATTGACTTGAATGTTCTCATGTATCTTAAGTTTCTTTCCAACCATTGTGCAATCTCTAATGATGTCTGAGATTTCATACTCGTCTTCGCGGACAAGATAAGGGAAACGCTTAGCTATTGTCTTGAGACCTGCACCTTTGATGCCGGGAAGGTTATCAGAGGAATCTCCAGCGATTGCTCTTGCTAATGCAAAGTTCTTTGGGTGAATGTTGAACTCCTCAACTACTGTTTGTTCGGTAACAATTTTTTTCTGAATTGGTCGGTAAATCTGAACGTCCTCTCGGCATAACTGAAAGAAGTCCTTATCGCTTGAAATGATTGTCTTTTTCCAGCCCGTGTATCTCTCATGGTTAATCACGAGAGCGATGATGTCATCTGCTTCCGTGAAGTCGGCAACAAGTTGAATTACAGGCATTCCGTTAAGATATTCCATAAGCCTAACTTGCTGATAGCCTTTGTTCGCTTCCTCTTTGTCTTCTGGTAGATCTATCATTCTTCGATTGAATCTAACCGGTTTTCTTCCACCCTTGTAGTCCTTGTTCATCGAACGGCGTCTCTGAGAGCCGTCATGGCCATCCCAAGCCACTATAATCTCGTCAGCGTTAAAATCCCTAGCCACCTTCTGAAGGCTCTTTAGAAAGCCAATGGTGCCTCCTACAGGCCATCCTTTTTTATCTAATTGTGGGCTTATCACGTAGCTGCGTAGGAACATGTTGAGCGCGTCGATTATTATTACATTTTTCATTTGTCCTCCAAGACTGTGTATGTGTGTGTTGATTTTGGGAAATGCATTTTTATGCCATGGCTCCCAATAGCCATAATGAATTTATCTTCAGTTTCTTTCACCAACCTTCCATAGAAGATCTTGCCGTCGTGTGGACAGCGACATTTTATCAGTTTCATGAGTTGTCTCCAAAATTGTCGGGACCCCATGTGCTAAAGCAGCCGTCATCACTTACGAGATCATAAGGCATGTCTCCAATGACATACGACTTGACCCCATATGTGTAATTGGAATCCAAGACAACCTGCAAGTGTAGCGCCAAGGTTTCCGCCATTCTTTCAGCTTTCTCCCAATTAAGGGCAACGCCTCTAATCTTATCCTCTGCTTCATTCTCTGGTCTAAACCAGACAAGATAAACTCTCTTCATTTGTCCTCCAATGTTACTAGTAATATAACACATTCAGAAAGACTTGTCAAGTAAAAAGCACAAAAAAACCCCAACTCCGAAGAGAAGGGGTTCGATGAGTAACTTCAGGATTTAACCTTCTTCGTTCTCGCCTTCGAGGCCAAAGTTCTTACCTTCAACCTCAAACTTTTTGATAATTTCTTCGTCCATGATGTCAAGCACCACAGCTCTGAATTCATCGTCTTTCAGCTTTTCTGTCCATTGCGAACGTTGGAATTTAAACTCTTTGCCATCGCGGCTATAAATTTTATTCCATGCTGCACTTTTAAAGCGTTCAGAGCCTGATGCTCTTAGTGCTTCTAGCCAAGACTCTTCATCTTGAATGCCAACATCTTTGCCCCACAGGATCTTAAAGCCACATGTGCGACCTTCCGAACCAAATCGGGACTTCTCAACTTTAACTTTGACTTCGGAACCAATGCGAAGACCTGTTCCATCTGTGACAAACGATGCCTTTGCTTTACGCTTTGTGAGCCAAATGCGAAGAGAACAAAAGTATTCAATTGCTTTTCCGCCGGGAGCGACAAGTGGTGTCGTCATAGCTTCTGCGACATTTGAAGTAATGTTCGTCTTAAGTTGATTAATAAGCAATAGAGTGCATTGCTGATTGGCCAATGGTATTGTAAGCTTTGGGAAAGCTTTTGCGAAGATGCGGGGCTTCACAGCCATTGACGATTGAGGATTGAAGTCACCTTCAAGGTCTTTCTCTGAAGATGTCGCTGCGATGGAATCCCAGATAAACAAAAACTGCGTTTCTGGATATTGAGTCATGAGATCCTCAATTGTCTCCAAGGTCTTTTCAACTGAGACTGCTTGAATGTACAAGAAGTCATTATTGATGTCTATCCCTGAGTTCTCAAGAAAGTTTGGATCAATTGCCGACTCTGCATCGAAGTAAACAACGCAATGTCCTTTCTCTTGTGCCTTCGCAGCTATTTGACAAGCCATATAAGACTTACCAGCCGAAGATAGACCAGCAAGTTCGGTAATTTTTCCAACGGGGATGCCCGCCATCTTACCTCGACAAGTGATAGAATCCAACCAGCGTGAGCCAGTTGGAATCCACTCTTTAACTTCGGTAGGATTATCTTCATTTAAATCATGAGCGATGTCCAAGCCAACTTTTTTGTTGACGAACTTCTTCATGGCGTTGATGTCGATCTTTCCTGCTTTAGTCATCTACTCCTCCTCGGAAGTCGCTGTATCTTCAGCTTCCTCTTCGGTTCCAGTATCTTCAACTTCTTCTGAAGCTGTATCTTCTGTGGTTTCTTCAACCACTTCTTCTGAAGGTTCAGTCAAAGCTGAATCTTCTTCTTTCTCTCCGCAAGCGAAGAATAGTGTCATTAATAATGTAGTCATAACTACTCCTGTAAGTTTATATCTAGTTTTATGTTGATTTCAAGTTTTGGCATGCCGATGTGGTCAGCAAGTCCAAGACGCATTGCTTCATCGCAATCAACAAACAAATCTGCACGTCCTTTCTTGTTCAGCTTCTTTTCAAACCATGCTTCGCTCTTCTTCGAATTATCTGCGAGGATCTCGTAGATTCTGTCGTTTAAGCGTTGAGTTTCTTCGGCTGAAGCTTGGATCTCGGAGTTTTTACCCCAAGAACCACTGCTAACATCATGGATCATCAGAGTTGCATCTTCTGTGATGTAGCGATAGCCTTTTGTGCCACAAGAGAAGAGGATGACTCCGCAACTCATGGCTTTTCCTTCAACAATTGTCGCAATAGGCAATTCAGAATTTCTAATCGAAGCAAGCATGCTCATTAGAGAGTAGACTTGACCTCCATAAGAGTCGATTATAACCGGTATAACTGATTGACCTGTATTATGTGCCTGTGCAACTTTGTTAGCAAAATCTTTTGCCGAGTTTTCATCGAATTTGTTGACACGAATAATCACAGGATTATTTCGCAATTCGACGTTTTTGATATTACTATCAACTTTTGTTTTCCACAACATAGTTCCTCCTCTAAATAAAAAAGGGCCGTTTTTTTAAACATGGGATAACGGCCAAACCCTAACAACACAGGAGGTTCTACGACTTATTCGTCATTCATGAACGCTGCGAAAGCTTGATCTACACTTGCACCTGTTTGAGGCTTGCCTCGTTGAGTCTCTGAAGAAGAGGCTTCTGCCGAAGAGTCGGAGGACAGGTAACCATCCAGCAGAGCCTGAACATCTTCTGTAGACTTCTTTTCGAACAAGTTGTCAATCACTGGGACAGAGTCAACAAGATCCTGACAGTCAGCAATCGCATCGTCACAGAGGACAGAAGGACGACGTCGTGGCTGCAAGGCTGTCTTAGGGAATGCTCCAGGTCCAGTTGCAAGAGTGTAAGTCAACTTGATGTCTGTTCCTGTTTGAACATCCGTGATATCTCCATAGTCAGGATCTAACACATAGCCCAGTAATGTTTCGTAAGCAGTCTTACCATAAGCCCAGATTTTTACACCTTGAGACTCATTGCCGCGAACTAACACAGGTGAGTAGTATCGCTTTCGAGCGAACAATTTTTTTGCTTCGTTTTTGAGGTTTTGATCGTCAGTTTCAGTTCCTTCTCGCCAAAGCTTTGATGCGAAGTCACAGATGGGGCATTCGCCACCATCATTTCGCTTGTTGCAGTAAATTCCAGGATTCTTCCCTACATTGTAGTGAAAATGGAACTCACGGAACGGGTCGCCATCTGCGGTTGGCAAAATTCGGATGTTCTGGTCACCAGCTTGTGGTTTCCACATCGTAGAATTTCTTCCCGTGTTCTTCTTTCCGTTTTTTGATTGGTCGAGCTTCGCTCGCATTGCATCTAAATTAATAGCCATAATATACTCCTAAAGTTGGTTATTTTTTTGTGTGTTATCACTAAGGTAGGCAGGCTATTTTTTCATCCCGCCCCCGATGTAATTCGTTTTTGTTATACTGTATTATAACATATTCAAAATGGTTTGTCAAGTAAATTTGTAAAGTTTTTTAAATAAAGTTTAAATCTCAAAAAAGTGTCGAAAAAAAATTTTACCGATTTTGCGTTTTGAGAATTTAATGCTCGAGTAGGGATTTGAACCCTACAATTCTAACGTTATAGAGTGCCTGCCCACGTTAGTTATCTGCAACCGTACAGCCGAGCAAAAAAGTGCGACCTTTTGGGAGGTAGTCGCAAACCTTAACGGAGTATTAGAACAGTTCTACAGCTACACTCTTAGTTGAAGTGTTTATGCTTCCAATTACAGTGTTGTTGTTGAACGTGCGATATTGTTGACGATCGATATCCCATACAGTTTCATAACCAGGCTGTAAATTGCGTTCCCGTAAGTTCAAAGGGAATGTTCCGCTTGGTGCTTCGGATGGACGAACAAAATTAATGTTTCGTTGGTCCCCGCGCTTGGTTACAAACGTTGCGTTGTGTACAGTCATTGATTGTTGATTAGTGTTACTCATAAAACCTCCTTAAATGTTTTGAGTTATTGTATTGATTATAATATAACATAGTTTTGATACCTTGTCAAGTATTTTTTTAAAGTTTTTTCAATAATCTCCGAAATGCTTTAGCCAGAGCCAAGTAAATGCAGTGATTGAGATTACTATTCCTAAAATTGAAATCATTGTGTTATTCCTCTTTCGTTATGTTAATAATATAACATGTTTTGAGAAGCTTGTCAAGTCAAATCACAAACTTTTTTTAAGAAAATTGATTCTTCTCGAATTTGTTCGAGTCTTTGGAGATAAAAGTCGTTTTCAACATGACCTTCCATCTTCCCTAGTTGCAACCACTTCATTTGCTCTGCGGTGTAGTGAGCCAGTTCGTTTTCTGTGTCGAAAAGATATTCTGAATAATCCATACCTTCTTTGATTGCCTTTTCGTATTGTGGCCACAGTTCGATTGCTGTCTTATATGTTTGGCGGTAATGTCTTGCGTCTTCTAAAAGATTTTCTTCTGATAGTTGGACATAAACTCTTGGTGATCCAAACTTTTCTTTTGTCTGCAACACTGTTATTTGTGATAGTGGCATGTATTCACCGGTAAACGGATTTGTTCTCGGACCAACAAGGGCATAGCCGATCCAATCTGCTATCAAGCTTATCTGCTTGAAATAGTCTTTGTGTTCTTCGTTCTCGTTTCCCCAAAACGAATAGTAGATCTGTTCAGTCACTCATCCTCCATTGATCTTTGAGATAGATAATCTCATTTAATTTTTTTTTTACTTTTTCTCCGGTAACAAAAGTAATTGTTACTTCGGAGTTTCTTATTCTGATTATTTGACCTGTCAACTTTCTTTCGTTGCACCAAATCAAATCCATTAACTTAATCTTCATTGTTCTTCGTTGCCTCTAAGTAATCTTTAAGAGTCACGATGTATTGTGCTACCTCAAAAAGCTTTGAGCATGCATAGTTTTGCTCTTTTTCAGTTCCTTCTCCAGATGCTAGCACATCAATGATCTTTCTTTCGATCTCAATCATTTTCTTGAGTTCCTTTTTCACTTCGCTTCTTTTCATTTATATAAACCTCCAATTCATCGGCAAGGACCTTACTGCAAGCCCATGGCGTTCCTCTAATAATTAGGATGGAAACACCGTGGACCTCATCTATTTTTTCGATTTTGTCGATGTTGTAGCTACTGATCAGTTTGTCCAGTCTCTTGGATGATGTGGGTGTAGTGCTTTGTGATGTAGAAATTCGGATCAGAGGATCTCCAGATGGCGAAGGACGACTCTCGTTCCTTAGCGATGTTCTCTCGAACAATCTGTTGACAAGTTGGTAAAATTGTTTCATCATTGTCTAAGTCCTCCTCTTCTATATTCATATAATAACATGTTTCTGTTATGTTGTCAAGTGGAAAAAGCAACTTTTCTTTTGCGTCTTGCAACTTTGCAACGCCAATTGTTGAGATTCTCGAAATTTCTTTTGGGTTGTGCAGATTTCCAAAATCTGATTTTACATTTTTGCAATAATTTAGATTTTGAAGCGTCGAGTAGATGAAGTAATTTACTTTCTCATAGTAATTTGCGATTGGACCTGCACCGTTCATGCTCAACAGTGTCTTGTTATCAAAGACTGTCAGCTCTTTTATCTTTCCAGACCTTGCATATTCCTGCAGGACGTGAAAGTGTACTCGGTGTCTCATCTTTTCCTCTCTCGAAGAAAACTCGAGATCAGGAACAATGTAGATGACGCTCATTTGATGGTCAGGAAATGCCTCTAGGACTCTTAGAGAGGCTCCAGCTACCTTACCAGACCCACAAAGAAACAAAATGCCTTCAGTGTGAGATTTGAGGCCCCTAGAGGTAACCTTGATTGGATGCTCATCATACTCTTCAACAGATTGCTTTGCATCAATACCTTCGTTTTCGTCAAAAATTATTACTTTATAGTTCTTGCTGTGTGGCTTGAATAATTTGACGATGTTTTTTCCTGCTTCTCCTAGTCCTACTAGAATCATTTTAATCTCCTATTTTTGTTGCGTATAATAACGGAATGGTGACATTTTTTTCTGAGGTGAACACGAAAACTCTCATGGAGGGTAGACTTATATTATTAGGATAAGGGAACACCTCTAAAACGATTGCGAGGTCTCCATTTTTGTATCCAAACAGCGATCTCTCATCCCATGGACTCTTTGCAATTGTTATTAGATCACCCTTCTTCACTTATCTTCCTCACTTCGCTCGGCCAAAAGGGGACTTCTGCACCGTCGCTCATCATGACCCAGTAAATGACATAGGTAATTCCAACTTTCTCAATCTTCACGACCAAACCAACGTCTCCATTGTCGTATCCTGATGTTTGTGGTCCAACTAGAGTCACCAAGTCGCCTGCTACCATTTAAATTCCCTCATGTCTCCAAGGTTTTTACCCAAAGAGCAATTCACCTTAAACCTACCTAGTTTGGTGTCGCCAAACATGTCCGATAATTGTGGAATCAAGAACCGGTCATCTTTGTGTAAGTCGATGACAACGCTATCATGAACAACGAAAGCAACATGGGATCTCGTTGCCCTAAGAAAGTTAGAAATTTTGCAAAATCTATCGAGGGTGTTGTCTGAGGAACTTGATTGGAGTAGATAGTTGAGGGCTTTGCGAAGGGGAGCATCAATTGACCTCCCGAAAGGGGTTTGAACCGACGTTCCGTCATAATACTCTTCCAAGAGGCTTTCCCTGTTGTAGAAATCGGATTCGATAGTTTCCGAATCTGGGTTGTAGAGCCAAGCAAATAATTTTGTTTTAGCTTCTTCTCGGCTAAGATCTTTTTTAAATACGTTTTTGATATTCCATTCATGGATATCCTCCTGTGGTTGTTTATAATCTTGCAATGCAAGCATTGTTCTAACTTCAGCAGCGTTGAAGTCGAGTTCCAGAAACACATCATTGGTTGGTCTCACATGTTTCTTAAGTTCCTTCTTGAGATTCAAGATTGGAAATGAGTTTTTCTTTGTCGTCATCCGTCCAGTGACCGTTCCGAAGATGTCATAGTCAACATAAGGAGTTCGATCACCGAACTGGTCATATAAGTGCTTTGCCTTGTTGTCCTCTGCTGCAATGCAGTAGACTGCAAAAGAGTTGAGGTTCACTGGATGGCGTCTCAACTCTTTCACGGCTGCCTGTGTTCTCTTTAATAAGTTATAGTGTTGAGGTTTCTCGACATTATCAAACACCCATCTTGTGATCTCATTCTTGGTGTCGAAGTAATGTTGTAAATGCTTCTGTGGGATTAAATCATAAAAGCAAACATCCGAGATGTCAATAGATGAAGTGTCAATCGCCTTGTAGTGGCTCTTCAAGAGCTTGTTGGCTTCATCCCAACGTGATGCCAAGTGTTCAGGGCAAACGGCGCTGAGTGGCTTACCAGACACCAGCAAATGAGCATAATCAATGTCCATTCCGTAGAGATGATCTGAATAACCCCAAGTCTTGGTGAGTCCTTGTGGGATTCGGTCCCACACAAAACTTCCGTCGATGTAAGTTCCTGCACAGTCAAATTTATTGTCTAAAAGTTGAAATAACATTTGCGTTGTCCTCCGTAATATGTTATAATATAGTTGTAGTCGTAGTTGTTAAGTACAAGATAACATAAAGGAGGACGCTTGTCAAGTATTTTTTATTCTTTTTCCAAAATAAGTCAGAGAGCCATGTTTCTGATTGTAGAACGCCTTAAACTGGTCTTCGATGAAGAGCAAAGCTTTTTCTCTGTCGTATTTTGCGATGCTTTGAGCAGTCTGAGAAATTTGTTTCCGAGAGGATGGGGATAATGGAGAACCCTCAAAAAAGTTTTTCATATTTATATATATACTTAATACTATATTATAATCTATATTTGATTTATACTTGATATTATTAATAGATGCTATTGTATTGTTATTACATGATTTATAATTTGTGTTGTATGGATTAAGATTAACATAGTTGTTGTAGGTGTTAATCAATAGTCTTTCTAATAGATGTAAGTCTTTTAAAACAGTCTTGTCATATTGTCTATTGAACACTGATGACACGCTGATCAATAAGTGACGCTTGCGATATTTAGCAGTGACTGGTGAGTCTAGATCCGAAACAATGACACCCGGATTGTTTTGGTCAACTCTGAAACCATATTGTTTCGTTATGTTCATGTAGTATTGAAATGCTGGTGAGTTTAGCATTTGTTCTTGTTTCTGTGAATCATCTGAAAAGTCGAGTCCTCCGATGTCTAGAGCGAGACCTGATTGGAAAATGTGTGAGTTCTGTGATTTCATAAAGTCTGATAGGATTACAGTCTCGGTTATATCAGAATGGAGGTAGTAGTCAACAAAGACCCTTGTGAAATCTTCAAAGTTATTTATATGAACCTTGTGTTTCATAATGAACCCATCAAGAATCTTTCTCATTGCAGACTCTGATGTTATCTTGAATCCTGTGATTGGATTCTCATAGGCTCTCTTAATCTTTAGTGATGACAGGATTGGATCGTCTGTTGGGATGACTCCCATGCGGCATGCTTTGGCAAAGTGCGCTTCCATATCCATGAATTGATCGACAACAAAATTCATCGCTCTATGAGAACCTACATCTTGACCAGCAACAGTTATCTCTTTTAGAAATTCTTCTTTAACTACAACAGGTTCTAGCAATCTATTGACTCGTCCATAGAAAGTTCTCTCGGCAAATCCCATGTCGTAGACGTGAGGGTAGTCTTGCTCGAATGCTTCAAGTTTATACTTGGCTCTTTCGAATGCTAACCTACTGGTTTTTAAGTTGTTTTTTCCGTTAAAAATAGGCATCTTATTCGGAGACCTCCTTGTTTACTTGAATAAATTTCATTCCACCAAGAATGTCTTTATTCGTAGGGTAGAAAAATAGCTTACCATCCACACCTTCATCCTTAAATTCACCTGGAATAGGCTTTCCTTTAAAGGAAAAGAATCTGTCCCCTACTGAATAGGCTGCGACTGGCGGCGCTGGTGGGGCCGATGGTGGAGTCGTTGGCTCTGTTGAGACAGGGGCTGGCGGTCCTACAAACTCTTCTTCTGGTGGTGATTGTTCAACAGAATTTTGCGGAACTTGAGTTACACTTCCTGCCAACGTGCCTTCTTCGAACGCATAGTTCTGCGCATTTAAGATTTCTTGCTTGCATTTTGCATAGCCGTCATCGGTTTCAGTCGATGTATAGCCATCTAGAGTTTTTCCTTTTTTATCTGCGTTTCTTTGCTTAACAATGTTCGGATTTCCTGATTCGTCACCCGAGTAGTATTGCTGTGCGGAAATAGATGTTGTAAACTTTCCGGGAGAGATGCTGGACTTCACCGATGTGATTGTGTGATAACCACCAATCCCAAGTTTGTTTGCGATAGATCCTGCGACTCTTGGATCAAAATTGTCTCCTCCGATTCCATATGGATTGAAGAAGAACTCCATTCCTGGATAGAACAATGTGTTTCCAAACATTTCAATGTTTGCGACATAGACAGCTGACAATTGCAGGAGCCCGTCGATTCCATTTTGAAAGAATCGAGCTTCTCGGATGTATTGTTGATCTGACTTTGATAGTGATAGAGTTTTTACAAGACCGGCGTTTTGTCCAACGTGAACATGGAATCTTCCCTTCTCAATGTCATCGCTGTAATTTCCGACACCAGAAAAGGAAAGAGTTGATCCAATGGCGCTAAGGACAATGAAGGTGTGATAGTCTTTAAAGTTTGAATTTGCATCGTTTTCAGGTCCTCCATCGAATGGAAGAACCCCAGAGGCTCTAAGCTTGCTGACATCTAGAGCGATCATGGGTCGATTTTCGTCTAGAGCTGTCTTGAGCTTGTATTTTTCCAAGAGAGGGTTTGCACCTCCTTTCTTGTACGCAGACACTTGAGCTGTTTGGAATCTCAATCTCGTCTCAAGTTTTCTGTTTACGCAGTTTTCAATGAGAGATGGCTTAATTAAATAATTTGAAAGACTTCGAATGAAGTTCATAACAGGAAACGTCTTTCTTGTGCTCTTCTGGCTCACGACGTTGTCAACAAACCATCGAGAGAAGAAGTCAACAGAGATGGGAATGTCTGCGATATTGTAGACGTTAGTCCCTACTGATTTAGATTGAAACGGCTCGAACTCGAAAGCTCCGAGCGCTATTGAGTTTCTGTCGAAACCTGTGCCTTCTCGAATTTTGCCTTCATTTTTATAGACACAATCGAGAATGGTGTAAAGAAGGTCTCCAAAGTAAAAGAACTGGATGGATCTATTCCCAGAGTCGATAAAGTCAAAATCATCTGAACTCTCAGGCAAATCAGAGTTAAGAACAAGCTTTACGTCCGCACCGTTGCTTCCGTCACTAATAGGACTTTTCTCGAGTCCACACTCTCTAAAGAACCCTTTCTTTAAAAAGAACTCTTTATCCTTCTTTTTGATCAGTGTTGTATAAATTACACCTCGAGACCTTAGTCTCTTGATGATTGACGACAATGACTGTCTAACAAGCACGCTCTCTTGAGCTGCTAGAGACACCTGAAGCTCTTTTATTTGCTCCACGCTACAATCCCTATTGTTTAGTTGTTCTGTGAGTGTGCGAGCATTTTCGATCCTCCTAGCGATCAATTCTGGTGATGCCAACGCATCAAGCCTAGGATGCTTCAAGAGAGATTCGAGATAAGCACGATAAGATATCTTGATCTCGACCGTTCCATCTTTGCCGAAGCTGATGTCATGGTCAACCATGTTAAGAAAGAATGATTTGTTCGAGACCCTAATTGCTTTGATTTCATCTGTTGTGAATCCCTCTTCTTTTGTGGGTACAACATAGCCAACTTCTGCTCTGATTCTATAGAACTGTGGCTCGTATTGACGGTCGGATTGGATTTCAATTCCACCAACTTTACCTTCCTTGTCTGGCTTTGGTTGAATAACAAGATCGACATAGCGATATTTATCGTCTTTTTTGTATCCATCTCTGTCTCTTGTAAAGTCTTGGAATGATTGAAAGAATAGTGTCAAGTTTGCTTGAATGTCGTTCCTTGCTTCTGCTGGATTGGTTCCATTGAATTCAAATGAGAAGTTCTTAAGTCCCACTCCTGTTCCTTTATCGAATACATTGTCATCCATGAAGTTCGTTCGAATATTTGAGGTTCTATCGAAAATAAACTCTATCTCTTTTTCTCCATGCTGTGAATCATTGAAGACTTTGAAGAGTCGGATCTTTGGAACAAGTCTTGTCATTTTGTGAGTTTCAAGTTCGAACAATGCCTGTTCTTGTCCGGACGACACAAGACTAGACAACATTGTTTCTTGGCCTCCGCCGTCTTTGTCTCCGTCGTCTGTTCGAAGAGTGATGAAGCGTCCATGGTAAGGAGTTTTGTTTTCATATTGCTCAGCAAGTTTTTGTTGATAAGTGTCTCGCAATGTTGGCATGTTAAGCATTAGAGCACATTGTTTGAAGTACTTTTGACGATTTTCAATGTCTTCTTCTGATGGTGGATCGGGTAGATCTGGACCCTTGCCTTTTTTAAATGCATCTAGTTGGTCTTGGTATGCTTTTTCGCGAGCTGTTTGGTCTACACTTGTATCTGCTGCTCCATCGCCATCTGTATCGGCAGGAGTTTGAACACCGGCTAGTTTGTCAAATAATGTCTTTTTTGCCGCTACGATTTTATCTAAAAAAATCAATGGAAATGATAGTGCAAAAGCATCTGATTGGGGTGCTAGAGCTATTTCCCATTGTTCGCCGATTGTTGTTGTTATTTGTCCATTGGTATTAAAGTCATTTCCGATTTGCTTTAAAAAACTTAAGTAAGAGCTTTTTACGGCATTTTCTATTACCTCTTCTGGTGTTGGAATTCTAGCCCAAAATCTCTTATACCAGCGAAACCCAGGTGAATCTGACTTCTTTTGAAAAGCATCTATGCCAATTCTAGAAGTGTGAGGAAATTGTTCTTTTACGTATTCAAATGGGTAGTCTACAATTTCTGTACCATCCAAGTCTGTGTAATTTTCTAGATCTGTTTTTAATTTCTCATCAACTGTTCCATCAGCCTTTGCAATAAGCGCAGTTGGATATAGAAAAGCTCCTGGATACCCAAAGCCTTTTCTTTCTTCTTGACTTAGTGCTCCAACAGCAATTTTTGGCTGATCACCAGAATAAATATTAGAAGTCAAGGTAAAGAAAGAATTCCCATCCTCAGACACTGTTTTAAAGTCTATGTAGGCCTCATATTGCTTCTTAACAATGAATCTTGTTAGATCAACCTCTTCGTCAACACTCCGTAATTTTTCGCCAATTGCGTTTGCAATGGCTACTTTAAATTTTGCAAATGTATAGTCTTTGAGATTTTCCCCTATTAGTTTGGTGGTTAAAGAATCCAAATCACCTTCATCTGCCAACTTTAAGATTTTTTCAGCAACCTCATCCGGCTTAAATTTTATTGACCCAAGAACTTTGACTTCGCCGTTGGCAATTCCCCAATATCCTATGAGTCCCAAAAATCTTTTTACAAATATTTCACCAGATTGAGAATTAAAAATGTTTTTGACATCCGTGACATCTGATGGGAAACGCTGACCGCCCGGAAACTCTTGAAAGAAGTTATTTCCAATCTCGCTTCTCATATATGCTCTCAGGTCTGACTCGAAAATCTTCCAATTATCTACAGTTATTTTAATCTCTTGTTCGTAGATTTTTTTAATTAAATTGCCGATAATACTATCGGTCTTATATAAAGACGGACCAGAATTGAACCATCCCTTATTCTCTCGAGCCCCGCCCCTTTCTGATTCAAGATAGTTATCGTAGAAATCTTTTAATGCAAACCACTTATTGCTTGCAGGTGTTAAAAATTCACTCATCCCAACACCTCAAGTGCAATCCCTAAGTTCAATGGTATTTTCACAATGTCTCCTGCGTTGAATAATGCGTCTGTGGGTTTGTTGTTGAGCTTTGCTATAAGCCACCATAGCTTTGCGTCTCCAAGCTCTCTAGCAGCGATTCTCCAAAGCCTATCGCCACTCTTCCAGACGTAGTCTCTTGTTCTAACACGAGCCAAATCGTCTTCGGTTAGCTTTTTGAATCTTGGAGTTGTGTACTGTTCAATTTCTTTGACGCCTCGATCTTCGAGTGTCTTCTCCCATTGTTCGTTTCGGTTGATTCCTTTCCTTCTTTTGTTGTATCTCGACATTATGAACCTCCGTCATATGGGAAATTTGCTTTTGCTTTGTTGGTTGAGTTGAATGCTAGATCGCCTCTATGTTGTGGTGTGAAGTCGAGAGTTGCATTGTAGACCTTTGGAAGGAATTCTCCGGGCTTTGGAGTAAACATTCCCATTTCAAGCACGGGATTTGCTGCCCATGAACCAATCCAACCAAGAAGAAAACCATTGCCTTGCCCAAAGTCTCGGATGAGGTTTGCAAACCTGATCTCTACCAGTGGAGACTTTGAAAGAATTAGTGCGTTTCCGTTCTTGCCTGAATCTTTGGTAACTTCTCCAACATCGTTGTAAGAGGGGTAAAGCATTTGAGTCACTGCATTAATTGCTTCGATGTTCGATTTAGCCTCTGCTGCATCATAAGCAATGATGTCAAAGCCAATGTTGATGGTTCGCTTTGTTCCTTGAAAAGTTCCAATTGGATCAATGCGACCATAGACCTGTTCCTCGCTCCAATTTGATGAGAATGAGTTTGTAAGCGAAGTTAGGAAAGCTGGGAATTTTATAACACCGCCTTTTGATTGAGCTGATTTTATTTCCAGATTTGCCTGTTTGTTATTTGTGTATGTTGTTTTAAATCCCATTATGCTTCTCCACTAGCTACTTTTGCGACATAAGTCTTTAGTGCTGTTGTATCATCTATCATTAGAGTCATCTCCATGCCTTCAAAGAAGTTTTGCACATTTGCCGTAACACTTGTTTGGCTTGCAACGACTCTCTCGCCTGTGATGCTTGATGCTTTCCCTGCTGTAATTAGGGCAAGGTTTTCAATTGTAGAGCTTACTTTTACGTCTTGACCCATCTTATTGACTTCTTCAACCATTGCTTTCACGGACGCCAAAGCACCTTCGTGATTTCCAGTCACTATGCTTGCCATCGCTTCAGCAGCTCTGGCTTCAAACTGAGCGGTCTCTTCGTTGGTTCCGTTGATAGCAGAAAAAACACTTGCAACTGAAGTTGCTACTTTCTCAAAGACTCCACCAATCGAGTCGACAATGGCTGCTATGCCATAATACATTGCTGCCATTGCTAAACCCACTAGTGCTATACTTCCTACAATTGCCACTACTCCAAGTGCAACTGCTCCAAGAGCACTGGCAAATGCTGCAACCGGACCAGTAGCGGCAGTAGCAGCAGTCCCTGTGGCAGTTATTCCGGTTGCAGCCGCGCTGCTCCCTAGGCCGATAGCTGGTAAAATGGTACTTCCGAATAGTGAAAAACCAGCAAACGCTAGTTTCAAAATCGGCCACATCAACACAAATCCACTAAAAGCAGAGACAACGGCCGCTAAAGCTTCTTTGTCTTCTGTGTCCATTGATTTAAAGAAATCTGTCATTGCTTTGGCTCCGCTTTCCAACGTTTTCAGAAACGGTTCGAGAGCAACAACGAGTTCTGCGCCAAGTTTCTTGAATTGATCCATAACAGGGACAGTCTTTGCAACGGCATCGTCGAGTTTCTTTTGAGCGTTCGCTGAAGCGTTTAGTTTTCTTTCATTTTCGTCGTAAGCTTCAAGAGACATTCCGAAGATTTTATTGGCTTCTGCCATATCTGTGATCCCTACAGAGTTTGCGATTGCCTTCTGAGTGAAACGATCCATGTCTTGGAAAGCGACACCTTGCGATTGCACAGACTCAACAAGCATTCGAATTCGCTCATCTTCCGTTGCCATCAGCATTTCAGTTGTTGACAATTGAGTTCCAAGAAGAGCATTTAGTTTTCCAGCACCTTCTGCAGCACCAGCAAATGTATCGAACTTCGAAGCAATTCCCAATAAAGTTGAAACCTCGACTCCGGAAGCCCTAGCAGCAGCAGCAATTCCTTTGAACACGTCAACAGCCTCTCGACCATAAACCATCAATGTTGAGAGAGATGCATTGAAGTCTTTCGTCATCTTTGCTGCACTAATTCCAATTGACGCACCAGACATTGCAAGTTCGGTTTGCATGTTCATCGACTCGTCGGCCGTCATTCCGAGAGCTTGATTGAAGTTTTGAAAGATAGAGGCCGAATCTGAAGTTGCAACTCCAAGCTTCTCCATTTTTGCGACATTCAATGCTAGACTTGCTTGAGTTGCTTTTGACATCGATGTGAAGTTTGATGTCTGGTCGACCAATGTTCCAATGGCTTTTCCGGCGTCATCCATTGAGACTCCAAACAGGTTTCCTTCGCGACCGACCTCGTAGAGAGTACCTCTGAACTTATCTCCTTGACCTGTTGCGGCAGCAAGAGATGCTTGAGCTTTGTCGAAGTTTGTGAATAGTTCGATTGAGTT